ATGAGAGAACGATTTGAACAACGGTTATTCCGTATCTTTGCCCAGGCGGGATATTCGCTGGTGCAGCTTTTAACGATCACCCCGGAAGAAATGGTGGAGATTCCCGGTATCACCGTCCCCAATATCCGGGCGGTGCTTTGTGTTCAGAACAAAGTGCTTGCGGATCGGAACAAGGTTCGCAGTGGCAAGCTGGTAGAGGCACTTTTGAAGGAGGCAGAGGAAAGCGGGTGTTGCCATGAGTGAACTGCATCTGCTGGACATCCTTGCAGCACGGCGAGGGTGCTTTATCTCAGACCTGAATCTTTCTCCTATTCTGCGGAGGGCGGCCCTTTTAGACCTGTGCAGGATGGAAACAAACAAATTTCCTCTCTCTCAATGGCAGGATACCGTGCGATACCTGACGGGTATTGAGAAGGACTTTGCATCCATCGAGGAAATCAAAGCATTTTTGCGAAATGAGGTGAAGTTATGAAAGATGAAACACATAGGCGTATGGCTGGTGACTATGAGATCATCCAGGCCATCCACATCGGTGACAGAGAAATCGTTTTGGGAGAAAAAATCCAGGATGAAAGCGTTGAGAAATATATGTGTGCCTTCTGTCAGCAGAATGAGTTATTTGCGGCATACAGCGAGGTCATGTGCAGCGACAACTATGCGGAGATAGTAAAGATGTTCGGTGAGCGCGTCACCGAGCAGGCCGAGAAAACCCGTGTGGCAATGAACAAGCCGAAAATACAGGGCATTGATGACCGCCCTATCACAGCCAGCGATTGTACCGTAGCGTCCTACGAGGACGACTTGAATAACAAGATCGTGGTCATCAAGCCGGAAGTGCTGCGCCGGGAGTACCGCAGGGCCACTTGCCAGTTAAAGCTCTGCACAGGCGGCTTTGGTGCTTACCCTCGCAGCCGTGGTTCAGCCTGCTTCTGCATCGACCTCTATACCGGAAAAGAGAGCCGGTATGAGCGGATGGACATTCTCGGCATCATGGAACCGGAGAAACTGCCCGGATGGGCAAAACACGGGCTGCTGACTGTTCAGCAGGAACGGGCGAAAAAAGAACAGCACAAAGGCGAAAAGGAGGCACGATGAACGATGGATGTTCGTATCAATCAAGGATATGTCATCACGGATTCCTGTCATGTAGGTGATAGTGAATTTGTTCTGGGGGTTCATTCAACAGCACCCCAGCAGTTTGTAACCTGGAAATGCAAAGATCAGACAGATTACTATTGGGGTCACTATTTCAGCACCCTATTTGATGCACAGAAAGATTTAGTAGCACGGGCGCAAGAGGAAGTTCAATGCCTGGAGGAACAACGGCAGAATACCAGTGTGTATGAAGCACCGGATTATTCCCCCTGGGGAGAAATCCAGACCTGTGAAACCCTCTGCCCTGGCGCGTATTCCGTCAGCACAGCGGGACATGGCGGCGTTATGGTGCGTCAGGAGCTGGCGGGAAAGGAGTTCCGAAAAGCAGCGCGGGATTGCAGCTTTGTGGAGGGAGCGTGGCTCTGCTACGAAGAGGATTGTGACGGGCCGCTAGCCCTGCGAGAACTGATGGACAAAAAGATGTATCAGGCTCCCGTCAACCAGTATTTCCGCCCTGGTGAATATGAAGCAGTCATCAACCGCAGCTTACAGACCTATCATCCCGAATACTGGCAGGCACGGGCAAAGGATTTGAAGGAAAAAGGCCAGCCTTCTATCCAACGAAAAAAGAATGAGCGTGAACGATAATGGAACTGGAAATCATCAGTATGACCCCGCAGGAACGGATGTACTCTTACAGCCAGAGCAGCCAGATCGAGGCCCAGACCGGCTGTATCGGCCACCTGCGCGGTGATTTTGGTGCTGGCCAAGAGTTTTTCAGCTCATGGTTTGACCACCGTGGAGAGTATAAGACCGACGAGTTCAAAGCGGAGTTTGATGAAGTGGTCAACAGCCTGCGGAAGAAGGACGGGCTGCTTTTCAGCCGGGACAGCATGACCCGCTATTGTCGGCAACGCCCGGAAGCCGAGATGGTGGGCAACTACTGTACCGAGTACGGCTTTAAGCTGAAAACCGACCAGCACACCTATATGTTGCGGTGCAATCCCAATTATGGGGATTATAATTTCTACCTCTATGCCTATGTTGGTCGGTTCCTGGAACACCACATGGAAAAGGCCAAGCAGGGCATCCGATTTATCACTCCCGGCTACAAGGAGATTTTTCGCATTCCGGACGGCGATAGCATCCGCATTTTCACAGGCGGAGGAGGAACCCGTGACCGAACCTGCCGGTTTATCGACGAAACACACTTTGAAACCAGCGGCGACTATCCCAGCGCCCTCTATCATATCTGCGAGTTTGCGGAACGTCTGGAGAAAACCCACGGAAGTGTCATTCCTCTGCGTTCTTCTCTACCGCCCAACTGTTTGAGTATTCTCCCTTCCAGCGGAGAGCTGATTATCATCACACGGGGCGAAAAAGGATATTTGCTCTCGGATATGCAAATTAAAGGAAAATCCAATCAGGAGGTGGCGGAGATCGCAAACCATGCTGCTGGTGTTACCAAAGCACAGGAAGCTGCAATGCTGGCAGGCTCCATGTTTGGCTGGCAAACGCCCGCCGCTGATCCTAAAAACTACGATGAGCAGGGCCAGCCCATCCGTCCAAAGCAAAAAGACCGGGGTGATGCCCGATGAACGAGGATAAACACATTATCTGGAGTAACTATGATCTGGATTATGAGGACTGGCGCGGTGATCTGGAAGCAGAATACCCGGAGCTGTCCGAGGATGAGCGTATCTCTCTGATGTATGAAATCAATGGGCATTATCTGGATGATGAGCGCATGAACCTCAATGTGCAGCTTTCCCAGCCTATTTTGGTAATCGGTGATCTGGGCTTATGGAACGGACGCCGCATGGGATACAAGGAGATTCCCAGCGGCAATATCCGTGACTGCCTTTACGGAGATACGGACTACTCCACATGGTATGTAGACCGCCTGGGCGATCTGCGGTGTGATGCCATCCACCATGACGGCACCAACCATTATCTCTATCGAGTTTATAAGGATGGTGTGCGAGATTCCCAGATTGAACTTCTGAAAGAAAAACTGTATCGCGGCACAGCGACCCGCGCCGATATAACGAGAGTGACCCGCAGGCTGGGCGACGACATCGCCAAAGTCTACGGGTTTTCCATTCCCCGGCAGCGGCAGGCCGCTACAATCGAAAGGTAAGGTGAATACGCAATGGCATATCTGCCACCAGTAAAGTTGGAAACCCATACAAGCTGGTTTGACATTCTGCTTACGGTTCTGCATGAACACGCGGAAAGCGATCCCTATGAAGAATATCGGGAGATGGCGCAGCGGCTGATCCAACACTTTATGGCACATGGGCGCTCGTTTACAGACGGCTACCAGAAAGAATGTGTGAATCTTCGGATGTATCCCAACGAGGCCGCAGACACAATCTGGCTGCTTCTGCTGTCGCTCTCTGGTCATTATTCGGCAGATAAGAACTATCACGCCGATTTGCAGCCATACAGAAAGAATAACGAATAAAGGAGGTGCGCCGGATGGCGATTCGATATAAAGCCTTGACGGAGCTGTACCAGGAAACACAGCGCAAGGTTACAGCTCCGGCAGAATGGCAGCAATTTCTTACGTCTGCTTGCCGTAACTACCGGCTTTCATTTGACGAACAACTGCTTGTCTATGCCCAGCGCCCGGACGCTACCGCCGTCCTGGAGATCGAGCGATGGAACAAGCGGTTCGGACGCTGGGTGAACCGGGGCGCAAACGGAATTGCCGTATTTGACGGTGAGCATAGTGGCAAACAGCGACTGAAATACTATTTTGATGTTTCCGATACCCATGAAGGCCGGTTCTCCCGGCCTGTTCCCCTGTGGACGGTACGCTCGGAATATGCGCCGGACATTATCGAGGCATTGGAAAACAGCTTCGGAGAACTGGAGCAGAAGGACAATCTGGGTGCGGCACTTCTCTCTGCGGCAAAAAATGCGGTAGAGGATAATATCCACGATTATCTTTCTGAGTTGTCCCATCTGACCGAAGGCAGTTTTCTGGAGGAATTGGACGAATACAATGTGGAAGTGATGTACCGGCGGGCATTGCAGACCAGCATCGGATATATGCTGGTGGTACGCTGCGGCCTTGATCCGTCCGAATACTTTGAGGATGACGATTTTCGGGATGTGCTGAATTTCAATACACCCGAAACATTGAACGCCCTGGGCGTGGCCGCTGGGGACATCTCTCAGATGTGTCTTTCTGAAATTGCCCGCACGACCCTTGCCCTGCAAAGACAACCTCAAAAAGAAAATCGCACGTTTGAAACCGCACAGGAAAACCAGTATCCTGTAACTGAACAGAAAATCAAGCAGCCGGAAAGGAGCATTGAATATGACCGAGATCACATACAGCAGACAGGGCAGCTACAACCTGCCGAATCTTCTGCCCCCGCAGGAGCCGGAAGTGGCTCTTGGGAAATACGCATTACTTCGCCGGAAGTTCCTGAAGGAGAATCGCAGGATCACCTACACCAATCTGCTGACCAGCGGCAAGCTGAACGGCCATCTGGCAGAGATCGAGCAGACGGCACTCTCCCGGATGGATCAGATGGTGGCGCAGATGGCCAAAACCGAGGGCGTGACGGAGGAACTGAAAGCCCGCGATCCGATGAAGTGGGTGCAACTCATGAACAACCTTCGGAACGCAGCGGAGGAAACGATCCTCACGGAGCTGATTTACAGTTAAGCGATACGGAGCAAGCGGACAGCCAGGAGCTGCCCGCTTTTCTTGATGAAGCGCAGATCATGGCTGTTATCGCCAACAAGGACGACAACCTCAAATACAAAAAGCAGCAGATCGAGCTGTTCTTTTCCGTTCACACCGACCAGCGGGAACGGGCGGATTATCTCAAATCCGCCTATCAGGACAGATACACCGAGATCATCGCAGACGGTCAGCGCCTGGGCTATAAGCCGCAGGAGGACGGGCTTCTCATGTGGGAGGGTTCCTACCTTTCCCGCACAAAAGAATCGGTGTTCTCCTGGGACTTGGTGGCCGGATGGACAGCACAGCTTATTGACAAAAAGGAATATTTCATTCAGACGGACATCCGCCAGCTTCCGACCCAGGAGAGCCAGCAGATGTCCCTTTTTGATTTCCCTTCCTTTGGAAGTTCTACTCCATCCGAGGGCGAGCCGCAGCGTTCTCTCTTTTCGCGTCCGGCGCTTTCTCAGCAGGTCATTGACGAGGCGCTGTGCATTGGAGCCAACGATCAGAACAGCCGCCTTATCATTTGCGCTTATTTCAAAAAGGATAAGCCGCTGGAGGACAACACCCGGTTCCTGATGGAACACTATGGTGAAAATGGTGCTGGCTTTTATCTGGATAGCCGGAAGTATTCCATTTGGTACAACACCGAAGGTATCCATGTGGCAGAGGGCGAAACCGCGCAGCGCACAGCAGCCACGCTGATTCCCTGGGAACAGGCAGCCAAGCGCATCCGGGAATTGCTGGATTTGGGCCGGTATATGCCTCAGAGTGAACTTGACCGGGTAGACGGGTACGAGCGCCAGCAACGAGCCGCCCAGCTATGGTATCTCAGGCAGGATTTTGCAGAAGGAACCGCCAATGCGGGGTTCCTTCCTACTATTAACGCGATTTACAGCCGTCATAAGGGTTTCCCTGATGAAAGCGCCGCCATTGAAGAACTGTTAAATAGCCCGGATACGCTCCAAACCGTGAGAGATGAACTGGAGGGATTTATAAAGGCGTATGAGTACGATAAGGAACTTTTACGCTTCCGTTTCCATCGTCCTCAAAAGTTGCTGGAACAGATTTCCGACCTGCAACGGGAACCGCTGCACTTTACCGCCGCCGAGGGATATGATCCCCAGCGGCGTTTCTTTATCTCCGGCGACGAGATCGACAATCTCCTGCGTGGTGGAAAGCGCAGCACGGACTACCGGCTGGCAGTGTACTCCTTTTATCGCAACCACTCTGACCGAAAGGAACGAGAAGATTTTTTAAAGCACTATCACGGAGAATACAGCGGATACAGCAGCGGCAACGATGATGTGACCTATCAGCTCAGTAAAGGTGTCCATTTCAGCCACGGCAGCATGACAGAACCCTATGCTAAGGTGGAGCTGAAATGGAATGCGGTGGAAAAGCGCGTGAGCGCCATGATCGCCCAGGGGCGGTTTCTGAGTGATGAAGATCGGGCCGCCATGCCTCAATACGAAAAGCACCAGCTCGCACAAAACATCCGAGCCTTCTTTGAGAATGTTCCCCAGGAGCAGGCCCACCCTTACCCTTATGGCTTCGATTATTGGGATGCAGTAAAGCTCATCGAGCCGCAGCTCGACGACCCGGCCCGCGTGGAAGAAATCTATCAGATGATGGTTCCAGTCTGGGAGGCCACGCCGCAGGATGATCGGATGTACGCGCTTCGGCAGCGAGCATTTGAGAATTTGACCGCATACCGGCAAGGCACATTTACCCTGTTTGCAGAGAAAAAGGAGCCGGTATCACCGCAGGCTGTGCAGGAACCGAAGAAAGCCTACGATTTAGGATTCGGGCATCTGGGAAATGGGCTGACCGTTTGGAACCGGCTGGAAGAAGTGGATGGGGACTACCGCACGGTTGCCCATATTGCGCCGGATCGCACGGTGCAGATTTACGACGAGGAAATGCCCCAGGAGGTTCGGGACAGGATTCAGCAGGTGGCCGACACTTCGGAGATGACGGTTTCCACCACACAGAACGCGCCCGTATTCTCGGTGCCGCCCAGAGAGGAACCACCGCAAAAAGAAGAAACAGCCGACCTCTACCCTGTATTGGCCGCCCAGGTACTGCACCTCATGGGGGAATTTGACGGCTCCCGTATGGGCTACGGAGAGGACGATGCTCAGGCGGTGGAAAATATCGCCCAGCAGCTCCAAAATACAACACAGAGGCAGGAAATCCATGCGTTGCTGCAATCCTTCCTCGACCATGCAGACCCGGAAGAAGAAATCGCGGCAGATGTTGCACTCTGCATTGAGCGAATCGAGGAGCTGCCCCAGCCCTTCACCCAAGATCAGGCCCTGTTGGAGCAGGCAAAAGAACTGATCGACCAGTTCTGCCAAGAAGAATATGATAGCTATGCCGATTTCAGCGATCTGGAGAAGGTAGGAATCGCCTATACCACGGTCACAGACGAAGAAATTCCCATCCAGGTGAACGTGGATTTGGTGAATTACCGTGTAGAGCGGTATCTGGACGGACAGTTTTTGGAGCGCAGGCAGTATGAGAGTCTGGAGGCACTCATTCAAAACGAGTTGACAGACCTCGACTTTGACAACCTCACTGCTGTATCGGAAGATGAGATGGAATCCATCGGCGTGACCCAAGACGATTATCGCCTGTTGAGCCGTCTGAAAGCGGATTGCGACTACTATCTGGGTGCTGGCGGACGTGCGGAAAAACACCTGTGGGCTGGAAGCGTAGAAGCGCAGATTACCAAAATGCGGGAACTGTACGACGCTTTGCCGGAAAAACCGGAATGGCTTACTGAGCAGGACATTGACCGCTACGAAAGCCAGATGACAGACGGCCCGGAGCTGTCACACCCCCCCAAAAAAGAACCGGTTCCGCTGGCTCCGAAACGGATTCGCCGTGAGCGCGTCACCTTTGCGCCTCTGCATCCTGAAATACCACGAGAACAGCGCCATGATTTCCACATCACGGATGATGAGCTGGGTCACGGCACACCAGGCGAAAAGTTTGCCGCCAACGTCAGAGCCATCCGCTGCTTGAAACGGATCGAAGCGGAAGAACGCCTTGCCACACCGGAGGAACAGGAAATCCTTTCCCGCTATGTGGGATGGGGTGGGCTGCCGCAATGCTTTGAGGAAACACACAGCAAGTATGCGGAACTCAAATCCCTTTTGGATGAGGACGAGTATGCAGCAGCCAGAGCCAGTTCCCTCACCGCATTCTACACGCCACCTGTGGTCATTCGGGGGATTTACAAGGCGCTGGCGCAGATGGGTTTCCAGCAAGGCAACATCTTGGAACCGGCCTGCGGCACCGGCAATTTTATCGGTTTGCTTCCGGCTGATATGGCAGGCAGCAAAGCCTATGGCGTGGAGATTGACAGTATCAGCGGCAGAATTGCCCAGCAGCTCTATCAAAATGCCAGCATTTCCGTCAATGGATTTGAAACGGTGCAGATGCCGGACAGCTTTTTTGATGTAGCCATCGGCAACGTCCCCTTTGGGGATTTCAAGGTGGTAGACAGGCGGTACGACAAGCACCATTGGCTGATCCATGATTATTTCTTTGGGAAGGCCCTGGACAAAGTAAGACCCGGCGGCATTGTTGCGTTCATCACATCGAAAGGCACGATGGACAAAGAAAACTCGGCTGTTCGCCGCTATCTCGCCCAGCGCGCCGACCTGATCGGAGCCATTCGTTTACCTTACAACACATTCAAGCAGAATGCCGGAACGGAAGTCACCAGCGATATTCTGTTCCTGCAAAAAAGAGATCACATCACCGATCTGGAGCAGGATTGGGTGCAACTGGACACCGATGAAAATGGCATCCGCATGAACCGCTACTTTGTGCAGCACCCGGAAATGGTTCTGGGCGATATGGTGATGGAATCCACACGATTCGGAATGGACAGCGCCTGCAAAGCCCGCGAAGGTGCTGACCTGTCGGAGCAGCTTGCCGAGGCCATCCAGTTTCTTCAGGCCGAGATCAAGCCCTATGAACAGGAAGAACCGGACGAGGAGGAAGATCGTTCCATCCCCGCAGACCCTACTGTTCGGAATTTCAGCTACACGATTGTGGACGGTCAGGTGTACTACCGTGAAAACAGCCTCATGTACCCGATGGAGGTTTCTGTTACAGCGGAAAACCGTATCCGGGGTATGATCGAGCTGCGGGAATGTGTCCGCAGACTGATTGAGTATCAAACCGAAGGATACCCGGACGAGGACATCCAGGCGGAGCAGAAAAAGCTGAACTCCCTCTATGACAGCTTTACGGCCAAATATGGGCTTATCAGCAGCCGAGGCAACAAACTGGCCTTTTCCGAGGACTCCAGCTACTGCCTCTTGTGTTCGCTGGAGGTGCTGGATGAGCAAGGCAACCTAAAAAGAAAAGCCGATATGTTCTCCAAGCGCACCATCCGCCCTCATGTGGCCGTCACCAGCGTGGATACTGCCAGCGAAGCATTGGCGGTGTCTATCTCTGAAAAAGCCTGCGTGGATATGGACTATATGGCCGAGCTGTCCGGCAAATCCCCGGAGGAACTGGAGAGCGAGCTTGCCGGCGTGATCTTCCGCAATATTGAAGGCCCGGAAAGCCCGGATGAACTGCGGGGAAATCCCCTCAGCCTGCAAGCCTTTTCCCTTGTGACGGCGGACGAGTACCTTTCAGGGAATGTGCGCCGGAAATTGCGGATGGCAAAAGCCTTTTTGGAAACTGCCTCAGACAGCCAGAAGGAAGCGGCCCGCAGGCAGGTAGAGGCGCTGGAAGCGGTACAGCCCGCAGATTTGGGCGCTGGGGAAATCGGCGTCCGCATCGGTGCCAACTGGGTGCCTATCGACATCTACCAGCAGTTCATGGTGGAGCTGCTTACCCCTGGATATTACGCCCAGAACCGCATCAAAATCCTTCGCTCTGAAGTTACCGGCCAGTGGGCCATCACGGAAAAGAACTCTGACCGAGGCAATGTAAAGGTACTCACCACCTACGGCACCAAGCGCATGAGCGCCTATCACATCCTGGAGCAGACCTTGAATCAGAAGGATGTGCGGGTATTCTACTATATCGAGGATGAAAACGGCAATAAAAAAGCTGTCCTCAACAAGAAGGAAACCGCCATTGCCCAGGACAGGCAGGAACTCATCAAGCAGAAATTCTCGGAGTGGATATGGCGGGACATTGACCGCAGAGAACGCCTGTGCCACATCTACAACGAAACCTTCAACAGCATCCGTCCCCGTGAATATGACGGACGGCATATTCGCTTTGAGGGGATGAACCCGGAAATCTCCCTGCGGCCCCATCAAATCAATGCAATCGCGCACATTTTGTACGGTGGAAACACCTTGCTTGCCCACGAAGTGGGGGCCGGGAAAACGTATGAGATGGTTGCGGCGGCAATGGAAATGAAGCGGCTGGGGCTTTGTACCAAGTCGCTGATTGTGGTTCCCAACCACATCACAGAGCAATGGGCGGCTGAATTTTTGCAGCTCTATCCCAGCGCCAATATCTTAGTTGCCACAAAGAAGGACTTTGAGAAGCAGAACCGGAAGAAGTTTTGCAGCCGTATCTCCACCGGGGATTATGACGCCATCATCATCGGCCACTCGCAGTTTGAAAAAATCCCCATGAGCGCCGAGCGCCAGCAGGCCATTCTCCAGCAGCAGATCGACGAGATTCTGTTCGGCATTGAACAGGCCAAGTCACAAAAAGCGGAACGCTACACCATCAAACAGATGGAGCGCACCCGTAAATCTCTGGAGGCGAAACTGGCGAAACTCAACGACCAAAGCCGGAAAGACGATGTTGTGACATTTGAGGAATTGGGTGTTGACCGCATCTTCATTGATGAGAGCCATTATTTTAAGAACCTCTTTTTGATGACGAAAATGCGGAATGTGGGCGGCATCGCCCAGACCGAGGCGCAGAAAAGTTCTGACCTCTTTATGAAGTGTCAGTATCTGGACGAGCTGACCGGCGGGCGCGGTGTGATCTTTGCCACCGGCACCCCTATATCAAACTCTATGGTGGAGCTTTACACCATCCAGCGGTACTTGCAGTACCGCACCTTGCAGGAAATGGGCCTGATCCACTTCGACGATTGGGCGTCCAACTTTGGAGAAACTGTCACAGCCATTGAGCTGTCGCCGGAAGGCAGCGGCTACCGCGCCAAGACCCGGTTCGCAAAGTTTTACAACTTACCGGAACTTATGAGCGTATTCAAACAGGTAGCCGATATTCAGACGGCAGATATGCTGCATCTTCCCGTACCAAAAGCCAATTTCCACACCGAGGTTATCAAGCCTTCGGAAATCCAACAGGAGATGATAAAAGGGCTGGCGGAACGGGCGGAAAAAATCCGTGGCGGCGGCGTCGATCCCCATGTGGACAATATGCTCCGCATCACAAATGACGGCAGAAAGTTGGCTCTGGATATGCGGCTCATCCAACCGCTTGCCCCGGATGACCCGGACGGCAAGGTAGCTGTCTGCGCCCGCAATATTTACCGCATCTGGGAACAGACGAAAGAGAATCGCTCTGCGCAGCTTGTGTTCTGCGACCTGTCCACACCCGAAAAGCGTAGACCCATAGAAATGACGGTTGATAATGAGGGAACAGCCCACATGGCGGATTTCCAAAATGTTTACGATGATTTGTTAAAAAAGCTGATCGACCTGGGGATTTCGTGGGAAGAGATTGCTTTTATCCATGATGCAGATTCCGAGGCAAAGAAGAAAGAGCTGTTTGCGAAGGTGCGCGCCGGTCAGGTGCGTGTTCTTATGGGCAGCACACAGAAAATGGGGGCTGGAACCAATGTTCAGGACAGGCTCATTGCCCTGCACGATCTGGATTGCCCTTGGAGGCCAAGCGACCTTCAGCAGCGGCTTGGAAGAATTGTCCGTCAGGGCAACGAAAATGAGGAGGTGGAGATTTTCCGCTATGTAACAGAGGGAACATTCGACGCTTATCTATACCAGCTTGTAGAGAACAAGCAAAAATTTATCGCTCAAATCATGACCAGCAAAGCCCCTGTCCGCGTGGCGGATGATGTGGATGAAACCGCCCTGAGCTATTCCGAGATCAAGGCGCTTGCCACCGGCAATCCCCTTATTATCGAAAAATGCAATCTGGATATGGAGGTAGCAAGGTTGAATATGCTCAAGGCCAGCCACTTGAATCAGGTGTATTCTTTGGAAGAACTGGTACACCGCAAATATCCGGCAGAGATCACCCGATTGACAGAGAGAATTGCGGGCTATGAAAGAGATGTGGAGCTGGCGAAAGCCCATCCGAAAGCGCAGGAGGGATTCTGCGGCATGGAGGTGGACGGCAAACACTACACCGAAAAAGAGGATGCAGGAAAGGCGATCATCGACGTCTGCACAAAGATGACCGGCTCCGATGCTGTCCTTTTGGGGCAGTACCGGGGCTTCTCTATGGTGCTGGCCTATGACGGGATGAGCAACGAGTACCGCATCACTCTGAAAGGCACCCTATCCCATACGGTGACGCTGGGCGCGGATGTGTTCGGCAACATCACCCGTCTGGACAACGCGCTGGAGAATCTGTCAGGAAACCTTGACGCGGAACGGGCCAAGCTGGAAGAAGCCAAGGTACAGCTTGAAAATGCCCGCACCGAACTGGCTACACCGTTTGCCCGCGAGGAGGAGCTGGCCGAGAAAACCGCACGTTTGAAAGAACTGAACATCCTGCTTAATATGGATGAGAAAGACAAAACGCTGATCGATGAGGCTCCCGATGAGGGTGAGGAACCGCCCATGCGAAAAGTTGTAGGTCTGGAGCGATAAGCTCATCCCCGGCACCGATTGGAACTGTTCCAATCGGTGCATACATAAAGAAAGCCCCCTTACATAGCCGGTTCCCACAGGAATAATCTTTGGCTATATAAGGAGGGTGTTTTATGATGCTGTTGTTGTTTTAGTGGATTTTTCTATCTGCCGTGCGGAGGTTTGCATCCCGGCGCAGGGTATCTTTCAAAGAACCGATCATATCTTTGATGATACGGATTTCATACTCGTCGCAATCTTCCAGCAACAGCGCAATATCCTTTTCAAACTGCACTTTTGCCATGACGATGTTGTCACAGAGAAGATCATCACCGGTGACAGACAGTGCATTTGCAATACTGATAATCGTGTTCAGGCTAACGCGGGTGGTGCCGGTTTCAATGTTACTCAGATGTGTCGGAGAGATGTCAATGAGTTCGGCAAGGCGCTCCTGCGTTAAATCTGCCTTGATACGGGCAATCTTGATTCGTTTGCCGATTGCTTTATAATCAAGTTCCATATCGCGCCCCCTTCGCTTCAATAATTTACACAATGATATTGTAACCACGGAGGGAACGCATTATAATAACTTATATCCGTATACTACGGATATAAGCCAAGAGTTTAAGAAAATAGGTGATATTTTTGACTGTTTGTACCTTTGCTGGTCATCGGGAGGTGTTTTCCTCAACAGTTGAATCGGAGATAGATAAAGCACTGATTGAGATCATTGAGGCAGATAAAGAATGTGTTTTTTACTCTGGTGGAATGGGTGATTTCGATAAAAAGTGTGAATCTGCTGTGCGAGGGATGAAAAGAAAGTATCCAGAACGAAGTATTCGCCTTGTGCGGGTTCTCCCCTATCTGACCCATGAGATTAACCGTGACAAGGAATATTTTGAATCCTATTATGATGATATTGTGGTTCCGATGGAATTGATGGGTGTCCATTACAAGGCGGCCATCAAGAAGCGGAACCGCTGGATGGTTGACCAAGCAGACAAAATACTGGCCTATATTTATCGTGATTTCGGAGGTGCCTTTGACACCATAAAATATGCTTACCGCATGGGGAAGCCGGTTCTGAACTTTGCAGTGAAAGAATGAAATCGCACATTTGATATTATTTTTGTGGGTGGGTATAGTATAGAAACTTATCACGGTCTAACCACTTCTAAACCCCTGCAATTACGCTGTTTTCAGAGTGGTTAGAAGTGGGTAAATGCCGAGAAATGTAGGTAACTCGTGCATTATTTCTACACTACTCCTACATCTATATTCCTACACAAAGTCAGCCTCCTCGTTGTGCTGAGTGCCTTTGTTGGTGCTCCCACTTCGGGGAGGCTTTTCTTTGTTTTTACAAGCTATTTTATTTTTTCGATTTCATCTTTCAACCACTCAAATTCTCTCTGGGTGTAAACCTTTTCGGTGATGTCAGAGATCTTGTGACCGACCATATATTTGATTGCGTACTCGTCAACGCCGTACTTCTTAGCCATCGTCACAAAATGTTTACGACCATCATGCGGTCTATGCTCAGGGTTCAAATTCAATTCGTCTCGAATCATACCAAAGCCTTTTTGGTATCGAGCATAAGTAAGTGCAGTGTTTTTGCTACGAGCATTCGAATTAACATAGTTGAGCAGGTACAGACTTCCAAGTTCCTGAGCCTCTTTATATTTTCGCTCAACCAAATGACGAATCTTCGAGTGAATTGGAACCACACGATCTGTACCGGCATCTGTTTTGATACCGCCTCGGAAAGTCCAGTTTTCCAAATCCACATTCTTTAATTCCAGCAAACCAAGTTCCTGGGGTCGCCAACCAGAATAGCACTGAATGAGCAGGACATCTACAAGCATTTTATCATCAGCGTGTTTCCAAAGCAAGTCCATCTCTTCGTCCGTAAAAGGAATATGCTCATTCTTAACTGTGACGATTTCTTTGATGGTTTCCTCACTGAGGTTAAAAGTTCGCGAATAGTTCCGGTCAACAAGCTCGTACTCCAAGGCATAATCCAACATCAAGTTAAACAAAGACTTGATTTGGTTCTTCATGGATGCACTTGGTGTCTTCTCTTCGCCTCGAACCTTCGATATGCCTTCGTCCATACAACCTTTTACATGACGAGCGCGGACATCTTTGACTCGCATATCATATACGGCCGAGCAATACCCCCATGCTGAAGCTACCGAACGAGTGCTTTTAACTGTCTTCTCGTATTCGGCAAGCCATTTCTCGTAAAGTTCCCTCATGGTGATAGATGGTTCGAGGTCGTAAGGGTTCTTATTGTACTCGACGAGAGCAGCATATGCCTCGTTGTATGTTGGAAAATAGGACTCCGGTTTAAGAGGCTTGCAGATAGGTCGTCCGTTCGAATCCTTTCCGACACTTATCATAGCTCTAAATGGGTTGCGGAGATTCCGATTCTTGATCTCACTGATCTGCCCGAAACCGTTTGGCAGTCTACGGCGTTTATTGTTCTTATTTCGAGGTTTTCTTGGTTTTATATTTGGTTGCAATGGAAATCCGCAGTGAGGACAAGAAATTGCTTTGTCACTTACTTGTAGTTCACATTCAGGGCATTTTATCAGCATTATTATCACCTTCCCCATTGATTTGCTATTAGTAATCATATATCATAAGTGTAGGAATGTCAACTCCTACACTAAACTTTTTAATCAGAGAAAAGAGAAATCAATATATGATTAGTGATAACCAATCAATCTGCCCCAAATGTGGAGGGCAGCTTAAATACTACGATCACGTTCGAAGATTGGTACGGACGAAATTCGGCAACAAAAAATGGGTAGCTATCAGAAGACTTCGGTGCTGTAACTGCCATGCAGTCCACCGGGAGCTTCCTGACTTTATATTTCCGTATAAACAGTATGAAGCAGACATTATTATCGGCGTGCTCGAAGGTCTTATTACTTGTGAGACTTTTGGATTTGAAGATTATCCTTGCGAAATGACTATGATTCGCTGGCGCTTGTTTCCACCGAGGTTGTTTTTACTAACAGCCATTCCTAACCTAAAATAGCGATTGAAAGGAGGCAAACGCCAATGGAAGAAATTATATTTGCATCGGGGTCTGTCCCGGTGGCAGTCGCAGCACGAGTCTACGGGAAAGACGCATCCTGGGTTCGAGCCGGCATCGTATCTGGGTGGCTACCAATCGGAAAAGCTACTCGGAGTGGAAAGCTCGTTACGAACTTAGAGGAAATGAACTCTAAGTATGGACGCATCAACTTTTATATTTCGCCTAAGCTCCTCTGGCAGGAGACCGGCTATATATGGAGGGGTGAACGCGCATGAGTACATTGATACGACCAGAACTTTCCGAGACTAATCGTTACTGGATCGAGAAACACCGCTATTACGAATTGAAGCATTTCTGCTTACAGTACCCGTTGTGGCGTCATGCGTACAATTCGTTGATAGACTATCCGGGTTCATGGCCGCAGTTAGTTCCACCCTGTAAAACAAATGTTGTTAGTGATCCCGTTACCAAGCACATTGATGAGAGGCTGTACTATGCCGATCGTATGAAGATGGTGGAACGGGTTGCAAAAGAAACGGACGAAGAGCTTTCGTGTTATATTTTGGAAGCTATAACGGAGGGTATTTCATACGACCATCTGAAAGCCAGAACCGGTATCCCATGTTGTAAGGATGTTTATTACGACCTGTACAGACGGTTTTTCTGGCTGCTTAATAAGGAGAGACAGTAATGAAGATTGTAGATATTGCAGTAAAAAAAGTCTATCGTTTCAACTGCCCGAATTGCCAGAGTAGGCTTGAGGCCGACAGCAGTGAGCTGACAGACATCGGAGGCAAAGTAAGCAAGTTTTATTGCCCCGTATGCCGTAAAGACCGATATATAACTTGGTCTGACTTACGGAAAAAGATCGTCTACGAGGGTTCGCAGGAATAACAAGCTCCTTTATGAAAGGAGTGATATTTCATGGAAAAAGAAAACAAAGTTTTAACCTATGCAACAGCATTTGCTGTAGTATCAGGAGGCATCTTGATGTTGTCTATTGTACCTGCTGCACTCGGCATTAGACAAACGCAAAAAGCGCAGGCGTTTAATCTGATGGCAGATGGATATAGAGCAATGTCACTTGCTAAAACTTACGATGCAAAAGCAGCAGCGGAAGCGTTAAAACTGACAATTAAAGAAGTGATGTAACTGCTGAAGGATATTGAGCCGCTAACAACGGCTCTTTATCTTTTCTTTTTCTAACTTAGATTAAAACCCGGACGAAGGTGACAGGTATCTGTGTTAAATTAGTATCTGGAAAAATCCCCGGGTTGAAATTTTTGAAAAACAATTTGAAAGGAGATCGTTATGGAAGTCGTTTATGTAGTTGTCGGAATCTTGATTGGGTATGTCGTCTCATCTATCATTCGCCGAAAGCATCCTGTCGGTTTTCTGCGTATTGACAAGTCTGATCCGGACGGACCCTATCTTTTTCTTGAACTGAAAAAGAACGTTAATGAAATTATAGCTCAAAGAACTGTCCTATTAGAAGTGAAGCGTGAAGACTTTATTCCGCACAAATAACACTTCCTTTTATGGAACCCTATTAAAACGAAAGGAGAAACGAATATGGGTGAAGAAAACAGAAGTTTGTTGGAAGAGGAGATCAAAGCCGAAATTAAGCGCTTGGGATCTCTCGAATCCGGAAGTCAGGAGCATACCACAGCAGTGGATAGTTTGACGAAGCTGTACAAACTGAAGCTCGAAGAGGATAAGAATGCCTATGAGCGTCTGGACAAGATCGAGAACCGTGAAATCGATCAGGAGTCTAAGACGGCTCAAATGGCAGAGTCTGTCAAAGATCGATACTTCAGATTTGGTATGGCTGCCGCTGAGCTGGTGCTGCCGTTGATGTTCTACGGCGTTTGGATGAGACGAGGTTTCAAGTTCGAACAGGACGGAACTTTCACCTCCCAGACATTCAGAGGTTTATTCAGTCGATTCAGACCGACTAAGAAATAAACCGGTTCCAAAAGCGGAGAGTTCGTGTATACAACACGTTCTCTTCGTTTTTCTCCTGCTCGAAATTTACAAGGGCTATTGTGAGAGATGTAAAAGTGCTTTTTATCTCTTGATAAAATACTGATGGCCGCTATACTTAATAGTGCCACACAATATCAAGGAGGTAATTTGCAATGAGCTTTTTTAACGACGCGCAGAGAGACGGTTTACTTACTGGACGGTATATTTGCAGTGAATGCGGAGGACTTATGGAATTTGAAGACGAGTGGGAAGATACTTTAGTATGTCCTGCTTGCGGTCACTCCGTCGATTTAGAGCATTATGGTATGGAGAACGATGAAGAATATGATGCTCTATATCCGACCAGAGATCAAATCTGCGACGACTAATTAAGACTATTAGCAAAGGGGAAGGAGTCCTGACGAGGGCTCTTTCTCTTTTCTTTTTATAGGTGATTGATATGCGATACCACTTTGACAAACCGGAAATTTACTTGTCCTTGTATGGCGAGCGTTATATTTGCGAGCATCCGGTTTACAATAGCTGCACTCTCTACAGAATTGAGAAAAGAGGTTTAGCAGTAATTCAGCAACGATTTGACTCCGAGACGAAAAGTACATGGTGGAGCGAAGTTGACCCTTGGATTACTGACGCTTTATATTTGCACCCTGATTTTCGAGAATACTTTGAAATGAGGGCTGGGGTGTGTACGGACGGAATATACCCTACTGTAACGGTTCGCCAAATTATGTGGGCATTAAAAATGAAACCAATTCAGAAAGAACGATGGGAAACCGTATTCGATAGACGGGATATCTAAGCGCAAAAAACGCATCTCCCTTTATGAAAACCATTGAATTTTGAAGGGAGACATGGATTATGAAAACACTAAAGAACAAGCTATATGCTGTAGTATTACTTATTTGTGGGTACTTACCGGTACTTATTGACAAAGATGCAACAGCGTTAGTATTCTTTGCGTTTATCGCAATACCGTTGTTCTTTGCAAAAGAAAACTGGATTTATTGAGGATTGAGCCGCTAACAACGGCTCTTTTCTTTTCGCCAAAATTACAGCTCCTGTTATGGAAAACGATGCTATTTGAAAGGAGTAAAAGGAGCATGGACGAAATGAAAATTGGTTCTAAATTCACTACGAGCATTATCTCGAAATTGGCGAGTTTGGCAATCCGAAAGAAATTTGGTTATGATGTAAAACTGAATTTGAATGAGGTAAAAGCCACAGTCGTTGACGGAAAGACGCATGTTCATCTGGATATAGATGCCGATCTTGAGAAAGATGAACTTACTAAAATCCTGAAAAGTATTGGTTTGTAAAATCTGAAAGGAGCTGCTAACAACGGCTCTTTTCTTTTGCCGCGCGAAATTTACAAGTCTTATTATGAGAGACGGGTTAGCTCAGTTGGTAGAGCGCCACACTTCCGTGGAGGTCGTCGGTTCGAATCCGATACAGTCTCTCTTGCTTTTTATTTTCGCATGAAAGGAGAAAAGACATGAGCATCGATCAGCTTGATCTAATCTTGTATGACATGTACCGCATGGACGCTTGGCTGCCGCCTTTGTTTGGTAAATGGACGGAAGATTATAAAAAAGCGAGTTACTCACAATGGGCTGTCGACGAGCTCAGAGATTTTATCGCCGAACGGATTTACCCTCGAAAAGAAGGGTCTATTGATGAATTCTGTAAGCTCACGCACGAATTCATGATGAAGACAGCTAAGTATGCGAGGGTGAATCCAAACACAAGTCTTATGTTCCGATCTGCCAGTGAAATGGCAGCGAACATTTTAGACCTTCTAAGGGCTATGGAATAACAAAAGCATGAAAGGAGAAAAGACATGAACAAAAACCAAGCAATTCAAAAGTTGCTGCATAAGTCAGGGCTTTGTATCAGGAAATACTCACCTGTTGCATTGTCTTGTGTAGCATCAGCCGGCGTGGTAGTCACGGCAATTGCAGCAGCCAAAGCGACCCCACGAGCAGTAGCGTTAGTTTATGCAGACAGTCGCAAAAAGCATGATGGCGATCCATATGCGTACACCAAGAAAGAGGCGTTCATCGCTGCATGGAAATGTTATATTCCGGCAGTGGCATTTGGAGCTTCTACTATCGCTTGCATTATGGGTGCCAATGCCTTAAATCGACGCCAACAGGCAGCACTAACAAGTGCGTATGCTCTCGTCCAAAGTTCTTATAAGGAATATAAGGACAAGCTGAAAGAACTCTATGGAGAAGAAGCACATAATGCAATCATGGATTCCATCATCAAGGAAAAGTGCAAGGACATCAGCATCTCTGCTAATGGAGGTTGGTACGATTCTTCTCTTGACTTTGGCGAAGGCATGGAGCCTGAGGTTACTCGTACTTTCTACGATAGTTTTTCACAAAGATATTTTGTGTCAACAATCGAGAAAGTTATCCAGGCTGAGTACCATCTGAACCGCAATTTTATGTTCGCAGGGGTTATCCCACTTAATGACTTTTACGAGTTTCTTGGGCTTGAAAAGACGGAACTCGGAGATGCCGTAGGATGGTCAAGCTGTAATGGCGATATTTATTGGATCGACTTTAACCATCACCGACTCACTTTGGATGACGGCATGGAGATATATGTTATTGACATGGTTTTTGAGCCTACAGCTGAGTGGATGGAAGATCTGTAAGTTCGCAAAAAATACATTTCACTTTATGAAAACGAAAAGGAGGTTTCGCTTTATGAATAATGCAAAATTGGTTAAAATCCTGGGTCTTGTCGCTACCGCAGTAGGTATGGGGGCTACGCTCCTCACTGACTGGGTGAACGAGAAGAAGATGGAAGAAAAAATTGATGAACGCATCAATGAGAAGCTTGCCGCACTTAGCGATGAAGAAGATGAGGAGTCCTAACAAGGGCTCTTCTTCTTTATTTGAACGATATGTGTGATGCAAGCACGGCTGTTTCGATCATCCAACGATATGTTGGTGAGCATCTGTTCAGCCCATCCTTCACATGGCCAAAGTATGAATTCAGAAAAAGGTCATATCAGCAATGGGCTGCATATGAAATCTGTGATCGAATCATGGACAAGCCTTTCGACGATCCAATCACCATCATCGAAAACTTCATGTTCGAGATGGCTATGTATGCTTGTTACGGCGAGGATGAGCAGCGTAGCTTTATATTTCAGAATGCGGTCGAAACAGCTGAAGAATTAAGTCTACTATTTGTTTAACCGAAAGGAGAAAATCATGCCTAAACAAAGTTTAGCAAGCATTGCCAAAGGTGTACGGACGGCAATGAAAAAACATAGTCCTGAAATTCTCACCGGTATCGGAATTGCCGGCATGATTACCACCACTGTTATGGCGGTAAAAGCAACCCCAAAAGCTCTGATTCTGCTTGAAGAGAAAAAAGATGAGTTGGATACGGACAGACTTGAGCCGAAGGACATCATCAAGACAGCTTGGCCTTGTTATATTCCGGCGGCTGTCGTAGGCTCCATCTCTGTATTCTGCCTGATTGGGGCAAGCTCGACTAATCTTCGTCGAAATGCTGCGCTGGCAACGGCATATACCCTTTCGGAGTCGACTCTCAAAGAGTATCAGGAAAAAGTCGTTGAGACAATCGGTGAGAAAAAGGAACAGTCCATTCGAGACTCTGTGTCGAAAGACAAGATGGTTAAGAACCCTGTTCGAGAAATTATTCTCACCGAAAGCGGCGGGAACACAATCTGTTACGATGTCTTATCCGGACGATATTTCAAGTCTGACAGAGATAAGATTACCAGAGTCATGAATGAACTGAATCGGCAGATGCGTGACGAAATGTATGTCACACTAAACGATTTCTACTATGAACTCGGTTTAGACGGAACCAAGATGGGCGATATGCTCGGATGGAACATTGATAAGGGTTACATTGACCTTGCTTTCTCGTCCCAGCTGGATGCAAATGGCACCCCTTGCCTGGTGATCGACTATCAGGTAGCACCAGTTTACGACTATCAGTAAATTTGCCGCGCGAAATTTACAACTTATTTAATGGAAGAACATTCCACAATTTCACACATTTGAAAGGAGATTTCACAATGAACAACAATGAGATTATGAACAACGAGATCGTTGAAGCTACCGAAGAGGTTATCGAGAACGCTGGTTTGAGCAAGGGCGTAAAGATTGCTGCGGGTATCGGCTTGAGCGTAGTTGTAGGCGTGGTCGTCTACAAGTATGTAGCAAAGCCGGTGATCGCAAACATCAAAGCCCAGATCGAGCAGAAGAAGATGGCTGCTGAGGAGAAGACGGTTATCTTAGAAGAATCTGATGTTGTCACTGAAGACAACTGAAAATGCGAATTTGAGAAGTTCGGATAAGGGAGAGTACCTGTAACAAGGTGCTTTCCCTTTTTCTTTATCTCTCGAAAGGAGAAAAAAATATGCAGCAGTATCAATATGACGGTCCTGTTATGCGATTCGATGATTGCGTTCAGCATCGTTGGAAAGCAACTACTGTTGCTCCGACGGAAGCGAAAGCGAAGAGCAATCTCGCCTATCGATATAAAAAAGAAAACGGCTTGATGCCGAACACAAAAATTACTCTGCCCGGTAAGCTGATTCCGGCATAAGAAAGGAGATTACCCAGTGGAAGATTACAAGTCTAATTCTGATAAAGCTCGTCAGGAGCAGCAGTCAGAAAAGAAAGTTGAGGCGGTTATTACCGGGGCTGCAAAAACTCGAAAAAAAGGTGAGATGCAAAAATTTGCAGATGTATTTATTGCCGAGGATGCAAACAATGTCAAATCTTATATTTTGATGGAGGTCATTGTGCCTGCTGTCAAGAAAGCGATTTCTGACATTGTCACTACCGGTATCGATATGATCCTGTACGGCGAGGCAGGTCGAAGCAAGAAAAACGGAACGGCGTCTAAGGTGTCTTACCGAAACTATTATGAACGGGACGCGGACAGAGTGCGTGCAGGTTCCGTTGGCAACAGACGCAATACACCTGATTATGATGATATTCTCTTCGATACCCGTGGAGATGCGGAAGCGGTTCTCGATGCAATGAACGATATCATCAGTCAGTATGGAACGGTGAGCGTGTCCGATTTCTATGATCTCGCTCGTGTTCCCAATGATAATTTCACTATGAACCGCTACGGTTGGACAAACATTGGCGGTGCAACTGCGGTACGAGTTCGAGATGGTTATATTCTGAAACTGCCTCGTGCTATCCCGCTGAATTGAAAGGAGAAAAATAATGCTTGAATGCAAAATTTGTGGCACTAAATTCAATGCCATTATCGAGAGACATTATATTGCTCGTGATAACGGAAAGACTGGTTTGGCAGTTGCCTTTGGCTCTACTGCCGAAGAAGGTTTATATGACACATTTGATTGCCCGATGTGCGGCTGTCAGGTAATTGCTAAGGAGCGTAAGCGTAACTATATTCCGTTTATTTCTACAGATGAGGAGGATGCAGATGATGACCAGATCTGAGACTCTCGATAAAGCAAAGGCTTGCGTATGTGGGCAGAGAGAGAACGAATACGGCTCTCCGGAAGATAACTTCACTGCTATTGCAGGCTTCTGGAGCGTCTATAAAGGCGTTGAATTTACCGCAAATGATGTTGCCATGATGATGGCACTTCTTAAGATCGCACGAATCAGGACAGGAACGGCTACGGACGACAGCTATGTCGATTTGGCTGGATACGCTGCCTGTGGTGCTGAAATCAATTCCAACAAATAATGAAAAGGAGATTTTATAAACATGAAAAATAAGACTGAAATCATGAAGAGCGTGAGCGGTGTGGCTTCCAAGACCGTTATGAAGCTCAAGAAACACAGCCCCGAGATTCTCGTTGTGGCTGGTATTGCCGGTACGGTCGTAAGTGCCGTTCTCGCTTGCAAGGCCACCACTAAGGTAGCAGAGATTCTCGATGAAACTAAGGGTACTCTCGACACCATTCATGAAGGTGTGGAAACCGGTGCAATCAACGGTCAGGAGTATACGACTGAGGACGGCAAGAAGGACACGGTTGTTGTCTATGCCCAGACCGGAATGAAGCTCGCAAAGCTTTATGCTCCTGCTATTATTCTCGGCACTCTGTCCATCACCAGCATTCTGGCATCCAACAATATTCTTCGCAAGCGCAATGTAGCTCTTGGCGCTGCCTATGCCGCTATTGATAAGAGCTTCAAGGAATATCGCGGTCGTGTCATCGAGCGCTTCGGAGAGCAGGTCGATACCGAACTGAAGTATGGCATCAAGGCGAAGAAGTTCGAGGAAATCGAGGTTGATCCCGAGACCGGCAAGGAGAAGAAGGTTAAAAAGACTGTGATGGTCGCTGATCCTAATCTCCAGAGCGATTACGCTGTATATTTCGACAGCAAGAGCCGCAACTATGAGACTAACCCCGATTACAACCGCATGTTCCTCAAGGCACAGCAGGCATTTGCAAATGACAAGCTTCAGACCCGTGGTCACCTCTTCCTGAATGAGGTTCTGGACGATCTGGATCTTCCTCGTACCCCTGCTGGTCAGATTGTCGGTTGGACAAAGGATGGTCCGGATGGCTATGTTAATTTCCGCATCGTTGAGGTAGAGCGCGAGACCGAAGACGGTCGTCATGAGCCGGCACTTCTGCTCGACTTCAATGTTGAGGGCAACATCTGGGAAAAGATGTAATCAATCACCTTCAGACTTGGACTGGGGGTGATATTTTATTGTAAAGGAGTTTTAGCAATGCACATCAAACCACGAGCGATAGCTACCGTTCTCTGCATGATATTTTTCATCGGTTTTGCGGTATGCGGCGTTGTTCGCTCTACAGATAAAGAAACATCGGAGATTAGGCAATCCTATCCGGTTCTTGCAGAGGCAGAGCCGATGATTATGGCTGATCTTCTGATGGAATCTCCTAACTTAACGCCTGAGGTTGAGAAAGAGCCAGACTACCCTCTTACACAAGAGGAAATCGACCTCATAGCACTCGTAACCATGGGTGAAGCTGAAGGAGAAACAGAACTGGGAAAACGCTTAGTCATTGATACAATTCTTAACCGTATTGACCATACATCTTTCCCGGATACTGTGTACGATGTTGTTTATCAACCCAATCAGTTCAGCGTAATGTGGAACAGCAGGATTGACCGTTGTTATGTCATGCCTGAGATTGTTGAGTTGGTAAAGGAAGAACTTTTGGAACGGACAAATTACGATTGTGTGTTCTTCATGGCCGGAGGATACAGTAAGTATGGTGAGCCTTTGTTTCAGGAGTGTTGTCACTACTTTTCGAGTTATGACTGAAAGGAGAACATAAAATGAAAGCTTTGTTTTCGTACATTCTTTCCACTATGGCAGGGCTTTGTCTCGTAGGAGGCATTGCTGTTCTCTCTGGTGGAAAGGAGTAAATGATGGATATTTTGGATGATTTCATCTCAACCGTCGACGCCATGCTGGACAGTCGGCGGAAAAGACACATTACTGGCGGGATTCTCCTGAGTGCAGCATTGCTGTTCGGAGGTCTCGCCATTACTGTTGTCACAATTCAAACTGACGAGGAGGAATACGAAGATGAGTAAAACCGGTTTTGCCATGTTCTTAGCTGGGGCTACAGTAGGCGCCGCAGCGACATGGCTTTGTCTTAGACGGTATTACGAGCAGATCACGCAGGAAGAGATTGATTCTGTGAAGGCAGCATTTGCCGAAAGAAAGCCCGTAATCGCTAATATTGCCAAGGACGAAAAGAGCAATGAAAAGCAGGAGGAGAATCAGCATAAGGCAGATATTGCCAAGCTGAAACCCGACCTGGTGAACTATGCAGCTAAGCTCCAGGAAGAGGGTTATACCAATTACACGGAGCATAGCAAGAAAAATACTGAAGAAAAAAAGGATGAGCCTATGCCCAATGAACCTTATGTCATCTCTCCGGACGACTACGGTGAGAATGACAATTACACGCAGATCAGTCTGGTCTATTATGCTGGTGACGGAGTCCTTGCCGACGATGAAGATGAAGTCGTCGAGGATATCGAGGACACTGTTGGCGAGGACTTTGCTGAACATTTCGGAGAGTATGAGGATGATTCGGTCTTTATTCGTAACGATCGCCTGAGATGTGACTATGAAATTCTCAGAGACAATCGTTCTTTCTCCGATGTGGCGGAAGGCTCCAACTACTAATAGGAGGATCGAATGACTGAAATTGAGCTGAACAATGAATATTTTGAGTGGATGTGTCAGCTCGTATGTAACGAACGATATAGCCGGAGGCTGTCTTATCAGAAGCTTCTTCGTCATCTGCATAATATTGATTTTCAATATATGCTGCCGATGGACGGAAATCGAGCAGAAGATGGGATAGACCTCCGGTATCGTTTTGGTTATGAAAAAGAATACGAGGGTCCTATGATTGCCAGTTATCTGGATAACCGCCCTTGCAGTGTATTGGAGATGCTTATTGCCTTAGCGTTTCGTTGTGAAGAACATATTATGACCGACCCAGATATCGGCAATCGCATGGGACAGTGGTTCTGGAACATGATTGTCAGTCTGGGTTTAGGGTCGATGAGTGATTCTCGATTTGATGCGGCGTATACGGACGACGTAATATCTCGATTTATGAACCGCAAATACAAGCGAAATGGCGAAGGCGGTTTGTTTACCGTCGAACGCTGCAAGTATGACATGAGAACTGTCGAAATCTGGTGGCAGATGAATTGGTATTTGGACAGCATCCTATAAGGGAGAATTACCATGATTCATACGCAAGTGTACGGGTTTTTTCAGACATGCTTACCCGACCAGGCAAAGGAGGTAAAAGAATACTTCCCAAATGGTAAAAACAGCATTCGAATTCGCAAAACCAACGGACAGAAATTTATATTTTCGTTGAGAGAGCCGAAGGCTTGGAAGTTTGAAACGATCGAACAATTTCTTGCCGACATGAAAGGAGAAAAGAAACATGGATGAAATGATTCGTTATATTTTCGGAAGTCTTCGCTGCTCCGAAACTGCGATGCGTGTGTTTGCTAAGACGCTCAGAAAACAGAGGTCTTTCAATCGCAGCACCATCATGGTCGCCACGGTTATGACTGTGCACATGCTTATCCAGGACTTGGAGATTCGCAGTATGCGTGACGAGATCGGGAACCTTAAAAACGAAATCAAGGAGCTTAGAAAAACGGAAGGAGACTAAAGAACTTCGATGATCGACTTTTTAATGATTTCGACCCGTAGTACGAAGCGTGGTGTAATAGAAATCTATCCGAAGTTCATCATTAAGAAAAGCTCCGACCTGATGATTAGAGGCGGTGACTTCTATGCCATTTGGTTAGAAGACCGAGGTTTATGGTCTACGGATGAGCAAGATGCGCTCCAGCTTATTGACCGGGAACTTGACAAGTATGCAGAGGAAAACCGCAAAAACTTTGATTCGAGTATTAAAGTTCTGCACATGTGGGATTCCGAATCTGGAATGATCGATTCATGGCATAAATACTGTCAAAAGCAGATGCGAGACTCTTTCCACATGCTTGATGAGAAACTTATATTCTCCAATACACCGACGAACAAAAAAGACTACGCAAGTAAGCGGCTGAACTATCCTCTTGAAGAAGGGGCCACGGATGCATGGAATAAGCTGATGTCCACAATTTACTCTAAAGAAGAGCGAACGAAAATTGAATGGGCTATTGGTTCTATTGTCTGTGGAGAGTCGAAGAAATTGCAGAAATTTATGGTTCTGTACGGTGCAGCAGGTACGGGTAAGTCTACGGTTCTGAACATTGTTCAGCAGCTCTTTGAAGGATATTATTCTGTCTTCGATGCGAAAGCACTGGGTTCGTCCAGTAATTCCTTTGCATTAGAGGCATTCAAGACGAATCCACTTGTGGCAATTCAGCATGACGGTGACTTATCTCGCATCGAGGACAACACCCGACTGAACAGTTTGGTTTCTCACGAGCTGATGACAGTAAATGAAAAGTTCAAATCGACCTACGCAAACCGCTTCAAGTGCTTCCTGTTCATGGGCACCAATAAACCGGTCAAGATTACGGACGCAAAGTCAGGTCTTATCAGACGATTGATCGATGTGTCCCCTTCCGGAAACAAATTGAGTCCCAAGGAATACAAGGCGGTGACAAAGCAAATCGAATTTGAACTCGGTGCAATTGCTTATCATTGCCAGGAAGTCTATCTGGAGAATCCGGGCAGATACGATGATTATATTCCCGTGACGATGCTCGGTGCATCTAATGATTTCTATAACTTCATTATTGATTCTTACCATGTCTTCAAGAAAGAAGACGGGACAACTCTCAAAGCCTCATGGGAGATGTATAAAACCTATTGCGATGAGGCAAAAGTTACCTTCCCGTTCTCTCAGAGGATATTTAAGGAGGAACTGAAAAACTACTTCCGGGATTACAAGGAGAGATTCAATCTTGATGACGGAACTCGTGTGCGAAGCTATTACATTGGCTTTCGAACCGAAAAATTCGAGGATAAGGCACTTACCGAGCAAGACGAGCCTGAGCATAAACTGATCGAATTCTTAAAACAGAAATCGGTCTTCGATAGAGAATGCGCAGATTGTCCTGCTCAGTATGCTTCGGCTAAAGAGACACCAACTTCCAAATGGGATGAAGTTTCAACTAAGCTAAGCAACTTGACGACATCAAGATTGCATTATGTGAAAGTCCCGGAGAACCACATTGTTATCGACTTTGATATTCAGGATAAGGACGGCAATAAGTCGTATGAACTGAATCTCAAAGAAGCGAGTAAATGGCCGCCGACCTATGCTGAACTCAGCAAAAGCGGTCAGGGCATCCACCTTCATTATATTTATGCTGGTGATGTCAGCAAGCTCAGCCGAGTGTATGACGATCATATTGAAGTGAAGGTCTTCACCGGTAAAAGCTCGCTGCGCAGAAAGCTGACAAAGTGTAATGATCTGCCTATCGCAACGATCAACTCGGGTTTACCACTGAAAGGAGAAAAACAAGTGATAAATTTTGAAGGAGTGAAGAGCGAGAAAGGGCTTAGAACGCAAATCAAGCGAAATCTGAACAAGGAGTACCATCCGGCAACAAAGCCCAGTATCGACTTCATTTACAAGATTCTTGAGGATGCTTATGCAAGCGGACTCAATTATGACGTGACTGATATGCGCAATGCTGTCTTGGCATTTGCAGCGAGCAGCACACATCAGGCGGATTACTGTATCAAGTTAGTCAACAAGATGCAGTTTAAGTCCGCAGACCAGTCAGCAGGAGCAAAAAATGATGATGCCAAGCTCGTGTTCTATGATGTTGAGGTATTTCCGAACCTGTTCTTGGTGAACTGGAAAATCGAGGGCGAGGGTAAGCCGGTGGTTCGTATGATTAACCCTACCCCGACTGAGATTGAAGAGCTGATGCGATTCCGTCTGGTTGGCTTCAACTGCCGTCGATACGACAACCATATTCTCTATGCTCGGCTGATGGGGTATACGAACGAACAGCTTTATAATCTCTCGACAAAGATCATCAACGGCAGCGCAAATTGCTTCTTTGGCGAAGCCTATAATGTGTCGTATACGGATGTGTATGACTTTTCCAGTAAGAAGCAGTCCCTTAAGAAGTTCGAGATTGAACTGGGTATTCACCATCAGGAACTTGGTCTGCCTTGGGACAAGCCTGTGCCGGAGGAGCTTTGGACTAAGGTTGCTGAGTATTGCGACAACGATGTCATTGCGACAGAAGCAACCTTTAATGCTCGTAAGGCGGACTTCACGGCTCGTCAGATTCTGGCAGATGTGGCGGGGATGTCCGTCAATGATACAACGAACTCGCTGACTACCAGAATTATATTTGGTAACAACCGCAAGCCTCAGGATCAGTTCAATTACCGTTTCATGGGTGACGAGAGTCAAATCTTCGACCCTAATGCGGATCTTCCGTTTACAATGGGGCTTGAAGACTACGACGAGTTCACACAGTTCGATAAAAACCATCGTCCCATCTTTCCTGGCTACACATTCGAGGGCGGCAAGTCTGTCTACAGAGGTGAAGAAGTCGGTGAGGGCGGCTATGTATATTCTGAACCCGGTATGTACAGTAACATTGCTCTGTTGGATATTGCCTCTATGCATCCGAGCAGTATTGTAGCAGAAGAACTCTTCGGACCGGAATACACAAAGCGATTCGACGAAATTCTTCAGGCTCGTATTGCTATCAAGCATAAGGATTTTGACAAAGCAAAGAAGATGCTGGGTGGTGCATTGGCTAAGTACCTGACTGACGAGAATGCTGCGGCTGACTTGGCACAGGCTCTGAAAATTGCAATTAACTCCGTGTACGGTCTGACCTCAGCCGGATTTGAAAACCCGTTCCGGGATAACCGTAACAAGGATAACATCGTTGCGAAGCGTGGAGCTCTGTTTATGGTCAATCTCAAGCACGCTGTTCAGAGTCAGGGCTTTACTGTGGCACACATCAAAACCGACTCCATCAAGATTCCGGATGCAACGCCTGAGATCATCAAGTTTGTAACTGAATACGGCAAGCTGTATGGGTACAACTTTGAACACGAAGCAACCTACGACCGTATGTGTCTGGTAAACGACGCAGTTTATATTGCTCGTTATGCTACAGTCGAGAAGTGCTGTGACCTGTACGGGAAAAAGTACATCGACTCTGCAAAGGATATTTGCAAGGAGAACAAGAAGCATCCGTATGCGTGGACAGCAACCGGTACACAGTTCCAGATTCCTTATGTTTTCAAGACGCTCTTCAGCAAGGAGAACATCGAGTTCGAGGATATGTGCGAGACGAAATCTGTAACTTCCTCGCTCTATCTTGACATGAACGAGGCTCTGCCGGATGTAAGTGCCCTTGAAGCGGAAAGAGATAAACTGTGGAAACAGATTACCGATTCTAAACGCATGACTGAGCCGATGTCCACTGAATGTAAGCGTGTCGAAGAATTAACGGACGAAATTGCCAAGGGTCATAACTACCACTTTATCGGAAAAGTTGGTCAGTTCTGCCCGATTAAGCCTGGCTGCGGAGGCGGCATCCTGCTTCGTGAAACAGAAAACAAGAAGACTGGTGAAAAGGGTTACGCTGCTGCTACGGGTTCTAAGGGCTTCCGCTGGCTTGAGTCCGAGATGGTCAAGCAGCTGGACAAACAGGGTGACATTGACCGTGGTTATTACAACAACATGGTAGACGAAGCAGTCAAGTCTCTGTCTGTTTATGGTGACTTCGAACGCTTTGCGGCGGACGAACCGTATGTTTCGGATAACACACCACCGTGGTTCGGAGCTGGCGAGCCTCATGAGGACGATACTACGCCGTTTGATGTGAGGTAATGCTTATGATTTTAATTCTGTTAATTGCTGTGTTCATTTATATTTTGTGCACGGCTGATTCTACCGAGTCCTGTATTCCCAATGAGGAGTGCAGGACTTGCCCATTTCCATGCGACAAACGCAAAAATTGAAAGGAGAAACTAATTATGGCTTATAAAGCAGTAGACAACATCATCATCGAGAATGCTCGAATTATCTTCCGCAACTTTAAGGGTGAGGAGTCCAAGTACAATCGTGCTGGCTCCCGCAATTTCTGCGTGGTCATTGAAGATCCCGATATGGCGCAGAAGCTTATTGAGGATGGCTGGAATGTTCGTGTTTTGGCTCCTCGTGATGAGGACGAGGCTCCTCGCCATTATATTCAGGTGGCGGTCAGCTTCGACAACATCCCCCCGAAGGTTATTATGATTACTCGTCGAGCTAAGACTCAGCTGGATGAGGAGTCTATCGGAACTCTGGACTTCGCAGAGATCCGCAATGTCGACCTGACTATCCGTCCCTACAACTGGGAGGTCAATGGTAAGACTGGCGTCAAGGCATACCTTAAGACGATGTATGTCACCATTGAAGAAGACGAATTCGCTGAAAAGTATGCCGAAACTGAGGGTCCTGAGGAGATGCCCTTCTAAAGGTGAATAGGTGCCAGCTTAGTACATGTCTGGTTAAATGTCCAGTAAGGTCTCGATTAGGTGTGCACGCCTATGATGGTAAGAGGAAACAGCCTATTCCCCTTTAGTAACCGAAAGGAGGTAAAGCCATGTTGTGGCAGAAAAAGAAGAAACGCAAAAAGGCTACCAAGCCTAAAGCAGTTACTTTAGTTGCTCCTCAGCAGCCGGTGGAAGAGATTCCGCAAACGACTGAGCCTGAGGAAAAAGAAGAAACGCCAAAGCAAAAAAAGCCCGCTGGGGAAAAATACAAAAAGGTTTTGTCCCCGGAAAAAGCTTTCTTAGATGCATTCGGACGATTGACTAACCGACATCGGGCTTGGGATGTTTGGCGTGACTTCATCACTATGTTCGCTTGTTCGCTATCTAATCCTCTCGATAAGGAGCACCGGGATAAGCGAGAAGCGTTATATTTGGAAATCATCAAAAAGTACAATAAGCAGGAACAAGAGGTGTTTCCTGAACTGGCTGCTCAGACTGTCTTGGCTTTGGAAGAAAATCCGGAGCAGGACTTTCTGGGCAGCATTTTCATGTCCCTTAAGCTCGGTGACGAGCATAACGGTCAGATCTTCACACCGTATCATGTCTGTGAACTAATGGCTGAAATGACGATGGATGATGTTGTAAAAAAGGTAGAACAGGACGGTTATATTTCAATTAACGATCCGTGCTGCGGAGCTGGGGCCACATTGATTGCCGGAATCCACACTGCAAGGAAGCAGTTGGAAAAAGTAAACTTGAACTACCAAAATCATCTTCTCGTCGTTGCACAGGATATCGATGAAACGGTGGCGCTTATGTGTTATATTCAGCTTTCACTTTTGGGGGTAGCAGGATATGTAAAGGTCGGAAACTCTCTGACAGAACCGATGACAGACAACGACAATAAAGAGAACTACTGGTTCACGCCAATGTATTATTCTAATGTCTGGGTGCTGCGTCGGATCTTCGGAGGGCGCTGATGGCAGGTATATCACTTCGAGACTATCAAACAGATGCCGTTGAGAGAATGAAAAACGGCTGCATTCTCTGTGGCGGTGTCGGTAGTGGCAAATCCAGAACAGCTTTAGCCTATTACTACAAACAGAATGGTGGTAAGCTCGGCACAAAAAGTTATATTCGGATGCCGGGTACGCCAAAAGACCTGTACATCATCACCACGGCGAGAAAGAGAGATACTTTGGAATGGGAGGGTGAGCTTTCGCCCTTCCTTCTCTCTGTTCACGCGGAAGTCAATACCTATAAAAATAAGGTCGTCGTTGATTCCTGGAACAATATCGGGAAGTATGCAACGGTTACGGATGCGTTCTTTATATTTGACGAGCAGCGTGTTGTTGGTTCAGGAGCATGGGTTAAGGCATTCCTGAAAATTGCCAAGTTTAACGAATGGATTCTACTATCTGCCACCCCAGGAGACACATGGGAGGATTATATTCCTGTTTTTGTTGCAAACGGCTTTTATAAAAACCGGACTGCCTTCAAAGAAGAACACATGGTCATGACTTGGGTAAACGGAAAGTATCCAAAAGTAGACAGATATTTAGGGGTAGGACGACTCATCCGACTTCGCAATCGCATTCTTGTGGATATGGATTTTAAGCGGGAAACCTGTTCGCACCATGAGGATGTTTATGTCAATTATGATGTTGCGAAGTATAAAGAGACAAGTCGTCTTCGCTGGAACCCATATAAAAACGAGCCGATTGTCAACGCCGGAGAACTCTGCTATGTATGGCGACGCATCGTAAATGAGGACGAGTCCAGGCAAATCGCTCTAATGGAGCTGTTTGAGAAACATCCTAAAATGATCGTCTTCTACAATTTCGACTACGAGCTTGATATTCTGAAAAATCTCTACTATGGAGAAAATGTTGAGATTGCAGAATGGAACGGTCACAAGCATCAACCGATCCCGACTTGCGACAGTTGGGTGTATCTGGTTCAGTATACTGCTGGAGCCGAAGGTTGGAACTGCATTAGCACAGACACCATTGTGTTCTACTCGCAGAATTACTCCTACAAAATTATGAAGCAGTCAGCTGGGCGAACCGATCGCTTAAATACTCCGTTCAAAGATTTATATTACTACCATTTGAAATCCCGTTCCGGCATTGATTTGGCTATCAGTCGAGCGTTAAGCGAAAAGCGGAATTTCAACGAAACCAAGTATGTCGGCAGCTATAAACCCAAAGCTGCCTGAGAAAGGAGAAAAGATGATAACAATTGATGTCGCGGAGTATTGCTCTGCTTGCATGGACTTCGACCCAGATGTTCAACGACCGCAAAAAGCATACGGAATGAGTGAAGAGATCGTCATATCCGACACGGTCATTCGATGCTCAAATCGAAATCGGTGCAAAAACATTGAGCGATACCTGAGAAAGAAGGTGACGAACGATGGCGTTGGCAAGACTGACGAAGCAATGCCGTGAATGTCCTTTTGTCGAGACCTGTGAGCACAAGGAAGTGGAAGCATTGGGATATTTACCAGAACCGATTATGACAGATGCCAAAGTCCCGGTTACTGCTGATATAGCAGCTCCCATTTTGAGAGAAACCGTAAGCCGTGTAGTAGACGGCAAAGTAGCAACAATGTATAAGGACGAGTTGGAGAAGGTCCTTTATAAAGATTTATATTCTCATCTCGGACTTCAGTTTGGAGGATGAATATGCATAACAATACCAACAATTCAGACAGAATGAATACTGTCGCTTATAAAATCGGGCAGGCTATCGCGCTGGTAGCTTGTCTTTGTGTTTCTGCCATCGTCATTGCTTTAACTGTGAAGTGCATCCTGTGGATTTTGTAAGGAGTTTTTGCAGATGAATGAAGAAAAGGAAGTCTATTTTGACCAGTATTGCAAATCTTGCAAATACCACGGTCTTGAAGAGTCCAAAGACCCGTGCAATGACTGTCTCGCAGAACCCAGCAATACAAATTCCCACAAACCGATGAACTATGAAAGCAAAAACAATTCTTGATGCCGAGAAAAAGGATGCGATTGATATTGCAACGGAACTTTGCTATAGCGAAGAAGTCAAGAGAAAAATTGCACAGGCAAAATCTGTTTACGAAATTGGTCGCATCCTTAAACAAGCACGGCTCGATCAAGAGTGATATTTCTGAAAGGAGAAAAGAAACATGAATCTTGAGGAGTTCAGAAAGGCACTTTCGTCAGATGCTACTGAAGAGAATGCACAACTGAAAAGACAGTTGTCAGACCTTCAGACTGAATACCATGAAAAGCTTTCAAAACTCGAAAATGAAAACGATTCACTTAAAGAAAGTTGTCGGGTTTTATGCAATCGATGCTTTACTCTTACGAGAGGTGTTACTTGTCTATTTTGTGGTCTCGATTACCCCTGCCCTCATATGCCGGGGCTTGAGGAACAGGTGGCTATGGCTCATAAATTGAGAAAGGAGATCGAAAAAAATGGCTAATGGGTATCGTAATGCTCTTGTTCAGCAAATAAAAGACGCAGGTCAAGAACTTATCAACCGAGCTGAATCGATGGTGCATCCCGAAAATGATTTAATCACTGATTTTTCCATAGTAATCCATTTCGAGCAGCATGAGGTACCTACAATCGACTACACAACCAGCGTGGTAAACAAAGTTGCTTGCGATCGGGTTATCTATCAGAAAGGAGAATCCAATGTCTCAAAAATATGATGAATATCTGGAAAAACACAGGCAAGCTGTAAAAAAGGCTTATCAGTGGATTGCTGCTTATATTCCTGAACTGACAGATGTGGAGGCGACTCGAAATATTGAGTTCCATGATATGTCGAAGAATACGCCAGATGAGTACACGCCTTATGACAACTATTTCTATGGGGGAGCAAACCCCAGCAATCATCGAGGCGTTTAACCGGGCATGGCTTATGCATATCCACCGAAACCCCCATCATTGGCAGTATTGGGTCTTAATCAACGACGAACCTAAAGAAGGAACTATCCTTATCGAAATGCCGTATCCATACATTATTGAGATGATCTGTGACTGGTGGGCATTCAGCTGGATTAAAGGTGACCTTTCCGAAATGTTTGCCTGGTATAAAGACCATGCCGATTATATTAAGATGCACAATAATACTCGTTCGATTGTGGAAGAGATTCTGGAAATGATTCGGACGAAGCTTACGGAGGTAGAAAATGCTGAAAATTGAAAACACCGAGGTTATGGGCTGGGAGCACGCCATTCGTGGTATGCGAAACCCTAAGAACTCTTGGGAGAAGACAGACTCATATCCTGCTGTTGACTGTGGAAAGTGCGGTAAAATCGAGAGAGAGGATATTTGCAAAAAAGAGGACCGTAATTGTACGGGTTTTGAATGCTTTGAAGTGGGCCCGAATGACCTGAAGCTTATGACGACCCTTCGCAACGCAGGCACAGACCATCGTAAGTTCATGCGGATGATTACGGTCTATCTTGACATCACCGCCCCGCTGTATTGGTGGAAGGAGTTCGATACTTACAAGGTTGGTACGGTTGCCAATTCCTGTTCCACGATGCATAAGATTGCGGATAAGGAGTTTACGCTGGCGGATTTTAGTTGCGAGCATCTGGATCGCGAACCTTATCATCGCAACTGGATCGAGAGCGTAATCGTCGATGAAGATATCACTTCGCCACACAAGGTATGGATGACACCATTTGATGTTCTTAGATGCACGATCGAGATGCTAAACGCATATCGTGAAAACTACCTTGAAACCAAGGATAAACAGGATTGGTGGCAGATGATCCAGCTTCTCCCGAGCTCTTACAACCAGCGCCGGACAGTTATGCTAAACTACGAGGTTCTGGCGAACATCTATAAGTCCCGTCGGAACCACAAGCTCGACGAGTGGCATACGTTCTGTGACTGGATTGAGAGCCTGCCTTATTCTGAGCTTATTACTGGCGAAAAGAAAGGATGAAAGATGATAAAATTCGTAGTCAATCAGCTTCCTTATTACGGAGAGCTGTGTCCTCTATGGACGATGTGCAGTAAAAATGCAAAGGAACATGAATGCCCGAGATACTGGGATAAATATAAAGTCTGCTTAGATGAAAACCCACATGAATGTGAGCACCTTATTGAGACAGGGAAACTCTAATAAATGTTCCTGCACGAAAAAAACACCCCCTATTATGAAAGGAGGTAACGCACAATGAATTATTTTCTGGCAGTTAATGATCGGCAACTTGGAACTTGCTTGAGAATGCTGTTTGCTGAAAAACTTCAACCTGCTGTCCAAACCGTGTTGAACGAAAAGGGCAAGATTGAGTTTCATATTAGCATTGCAGCAGATCAGGAAGTGTTCGAAGAGCTGAACGAACGCTACAAGATCATGATTTCGTAAGTTACTCGATTTCGAAGGTAAAGGGGCCGTAACAAGCCCTTTTACTTTTGTTATATTTGTGGTAACATACTGTAAGGAGGTCATCAAATGAGAATTATTCGAGACATATTTTGGATATTGTTGATTATTACTGTGCCGGTAGCAATCTTTGATAAATTCTTTAGACCTTATTGCATGACCGTTATCGAAAGGATGTGTAACAAGGATGAAAGTTAAATCCAGAATGTCCTGTCCGGTTCGAAGAAAAGACGGCACATGGACAACTGTTATCAAAGAATTTGAAGAAGATATTCCGGATCTCGGACGAGAAGAGCTTATCTGCAACAAATGCGGACGCCCTGATTATCCGAAATGCAAGGAAACGGTTTGTGAAGCCTGGAAATACCACAAATCAAAAAAATAACATTTTATGTAAGAGCTGAGGTTAAACCTTGGCTCTTATTTTTTGTGTAAAGGAGAAAACAATGCTTGCCAGAGAAGCGACAAAAGCGGATATTCAGGCTGTTTGTGACCGCCTTCGGGAAGCTAAGGAACAACGTCAGCTTGATATTCAAATAAACCAGGCTATTGCACTGGTGAATCGTAATCACAGGAGGAAAAAATATGACGCCGAACGACTATCAGCAGGCAGCTCTTCGCACTGCTCCAAAAGATTTACCGCCTGACCGGCTTCTGCTCAATGGCTTAATGGGTCTGAACGGAGAAGCCGGCGAAGCAATTGATATTTTGAAAAAGCATCTGTTTCAGGGGCACGAACTGGACACTGCACATATGGCTAAAGAGCTTGGAGATGTGGCTTGGTATCTCGCTGTAAGTGCAAACGCCATTGGGTATGACCTTGAAACCATCATGCAGATGAATGTGGATAAACTGAAAGCCAGGTATCCAGACGGTTTCGACGCTGAACACAGTCTGCATCGCGATCAGGATGATATTTAAGGAGGGTTTTCTATGAATGAACAATTCGGAGAAAAGGTAAAAGCTATTTTTGATAGCATTACCGTTCTTCAGGCAAAAGATAGCGATTTGAAACGAGATAACGCCAACATCAACGGTGACTCCCCTATGGGGGCTATGCTGCAATATGGTGCCAATACTGCCAAGGAGTACAATTTGGAGTATTTAATTAAACCTGCAATTGCGGAACTCCACCGTGATGGTTGGATTCATATACACGATCTTGACTTCTATGCATGGACGACGACCTGCACGCAGATTGAGCTTCGCAAGCTCTTCAAGAATGGATTCAATACCGGTCATGGTCATCTGAGAGCACCAAAAAGCATTGGCTCGTATGCTGCTCTGGCTGCTATTGCCATTCAGTCTAATCAAAATGACCAGCATGGCGGACAGAGTGTTGTGGACTTCGATTACGCAATGGCCGATGGTGTCCGTTATACCTATCAAAAGTACCTGAAAGAGGGTTACGCGATTTGCGAACGCCTCAATGACCTAAAAGACAAAGCATGGATTCTCGACTATGCTATGGAAAAGACTACTCGTGATACTTATCAGGCTATGGAGGGGTTCATTCATAATCTGAATACCATGCATTCCCGTGCCGGCGCTCAAGTTCCATTCAGCTCTATTAACTATGGCACTGATACTTCTTGGGAAGGGCGTCTTGCTATTGAGCAGCTTCTACTTGCTACAGAAGCAGGACTCGGTCATGGCGAAACACCTATCTTCCCGATTCAGATTTTCCGTGTCAAAGAGGGAATCAACTATAATCCCGATGACCCAAACTATGACCTGTTCAAACTGGCGATGAAGGTCAGTGCAAAGCGTCTGTTTCCTAACTTCGCTTTTATTGACGCACCTTTCAATCTCCAGTATTACAAGCCCGGTCATCCTGAAACGGAGGTTGCCTACATGGGTTGCCGTACTCGTGTAATGGGTAATGTTTATGACCCGTCTCGTGAGATCGCTCCCGGAAGAGGTAATCTGAGTTTCACTTCTATCAATCTTCCGAGGCTTGCTATTGTGGTTGATGGCGATATTCCTCAGTTTTTCAAACTGCTTGACGGAATGCTCGACAAAACCATGCAGCAGCTTCTCGATCGATATGAGATTCAAGCGTCAAGAGTAGTTAGAAACTTTCCGTTCCTCATGGGAGAAGGCGTATGGATGGACTCTGACAAGCTTGGGCCGGATGACGAAGTTGGAGAGGTATTGAAACACGGAACCCTCTCTATTGGTTTCTGTGGGCTTGCAGAGTGTCTTGTGGCTTTGACAGGGCATCATCATGGTGAAGATGAAGCATCCCAGGAACTCGGCTTACGCATTGTCGGTTATATTCGGAACTATTGTGATGAGAAAAGCAAGCAGTTTGGTATGAATGTAACCTGTCTTGCTACTCCTGCTGAAAGCTTAGCCGGACGCTTACTTAGAGCTGACCGAAAAGAATTTGGTATTATTAAGGGAGTTACCGATCGTGACTACTACACCAACAGTTTTCATGTTCCGGTCTATTATCATCTCCCGGCTCTTAAGAAGATCGACATTGAAGCTCCATACCATGCTCTTACCAATGCCGGTCATATTTCCTATGTAGAACTGGACGGTGATCCGACCAAAAACCTGGCTGCTTTTGAGCGTGTTGTAAGACACATGAAAGAAGCTGGTATTGGTTACGGAAGCATCAATCATCCTGTAGACCGAGATCCTGTCTGCGGTTATAACGGAATTATCAATGATACATGCCCCTGCTGCGGACGGAGCGAAGCCGATGGAGTTCCGTTCGAACGCATTCGTCGTATCACTGGATATTTGGTCGGAACTCTTGATAAGTGGAATGACGCTAAGCGTGCGGAGGAGCGAGATCGTGTCAAGCATGAAGTTGATTCGAATTTCGGGGATTGAACCGGAATCCATTGTTGACGGGGAAGGAATCCGGTATGTGATATTCGCACAGGGTTGTCCGCATCATTGCCCCGGCTGCCACAATCCTCAAACTCACCCGTTCGGTGGGGGAAAACTCGTGTCGATCGAAGATATACTCGATGATATTTCAAAAAGAAAAAATTGGATAGACGGCATCACCATTTCCGGAGGCGAGCCGTTCTGTCAGATTTACCAGTGTGCTCTGATCGCTGAAAAAGCTCATCAAATGGGGCTCAGCGTTTGGTGCTACACTGGTTATCTTTTTGAAGACTTGTACAAGCAAGGCATCGAGCTTCTTAAACATATTGATGTACTCGTTGACGGCCCGTTCGTACAGGCTGAAAAATCGTTGGAGCTTGATTTCAGAGGAAGCCGTAACCAGCGAGTAATTGATATCCCGGAAAGCTTGAAAGAAGGCGTAGCAATCTTGAAACAAACTTAGAAGAAAGGAGTACCTGCATCATGGCGAACACTACTAATCCTCGACGAAATGCCGAAGGATATTCTGACCCGACCGCTTACGAAGCCCTTAAGAACATTGAGCGTGAAGAAGACGAAAGATTTCATAGGCTGCTGCATACACTGTTTTACTTGTGTGAATTGGCTGACTTCGAGATCGAAGGTCGGATTATTCTGGTTGATAAACGGAACGGACGGGTTTGGAGATAAGAGAAATGAGTCCGTATATACTTGAAAATTGTGTGAATTTTAGCCCGGTTTTGTTTGGCGGATTCGGGCAAAAGCCCACTTTTGAAAAATTTTTGAGCGTGTACGGACAATTTTCTTGAAAAAAGCCCAGAAAAAGTGGGCAAAAGCCCGGTTTTGAAAACCAAAAGTGGGCAGAAAAATTCGGAGGCATTTTCTGAAAATGGCACTTTTTAGGCGTTTTTTGCCCCAAAATGGCCGATTTGCGCCGATTTGAAATTTTTTTTGTGAAAAAAAGCCCACTTTCCCACTTTTATTTCTTATTTAATTGCGATAAAAAGTTTTAATAAATATATAAATAGGGCGAGAAAAGTGGGCATTTGGCCAAAAGCCAAAATACATAGCACAAGTCGATGGAAATGTCAAGACTTTTTGCCGAAAGTTCTTCCTTTTTCTTTCAAGCTGTGCTATACTATAAGAGCCACACAATCTAATATGTTCAAGTCGTTTAGGGAAAACTGCTTTGGTAAAAAGTGTTTTCTCTCTTTACTCATTTCATTTGTCCCTTTGCGGCTTGATTGAGATTGTGTGGCAACAATGAGGGTTGACACTTTTTCGGTGCGTCTCTCGTTGTGGGGGCGCACTTTTTTAATGCCCTCGGAAAGGATGGGATAATGAGATGAGAAAGTTCTTGGCAGCGTGCATGGCGATTGTCATGATATTTACGATTGCAGGTTGCAGTTCAGAGGGGCATGAAGGAGAAGCTAAAACTCCATCGGGTTCCAGTATTCAAAAAGGCAAGGATTATCAAAAAGTAGTTGACGAATTTGAAAGTAGTGGTTTCACAAACATCAAACTTGAAAAACTTGACGACCTTGTTACTGGTTGGCTTACAAAAGACGGTGAGGTTGAATCTGTTTCCGTGGATGGCGATACTGGATACTCTGCTGATGCTTGGTATCCGGCTGATGTCGAGGTTATAATCACATATCACACATTCCCGGAAAAAGAAACTTCTAAAACAGATAGCGAATCCGTTTCAACCGAAGAGCCTGCCGTTGATATTTTGACAGTAGATAATTCTCCAGAATTGGCAGCAATACTTTCTCTTAAAGCAGATATGGATCAATCGTATGCCGATTTTGCAGAGGCTCATAAGAACCAGGTTATTGAGTTTAATGGCTGCATTACATATCTTACAAACCACGATAACTACGACACTCGATATGATTTGCTAATCAGTGCAGGAGACTATGTGGATGAAAATACTGCAAACCCTGGTCCAACTTTTAAGTTTAAGGATGTTGGGGTATATGATTTAGGAGACGGGTTTACGCTTGCTGATTATATCAAAGTCGGCAGCAATGTAAAAATACAGGCTAAAGTGCGGAGCTACAATTCTGATACAGGTCTCTTTGAACTTGATCCAGTAAGTGTAGAAGCTCGATAACAAACAACTTTATATTTGACCGAGATGCTTAAACGGTGTCTCGGTCTTTTTTTTATGTCTTTTTCCGCCGCGCGAAAAATACATTCTCTTTTATGAAGAGAGGAGTAAAAAAGCTATTTTTAAGAATAGACATTCTCTTTTCAGTTTTGAAAAACTACATGAAAGGAGGCTCATTTGCTAATGCTCGAAAGTCAATTTCAAGCGAAGCTCATTAAGGAGCTCAAGAAACTTTTTCCAGGTTGCATCGTGATGAAAAGCGACTCTGGATATTTGCAAGGCATTCCCGATCTGCTTATTTTGTTCAATGACAAATGGGCTGCTCTGGAATGTAAACAACACGCTGGTGCAAAAAAGCAACCAAACCAAGAATATTATGTGGGTAAAATGGATGAGATGTCTTTCTCCAGATTCATTTGTCCCGAGAACAAGGAGGAAGTGCTGCATGATCTTCAACAATCATTCCAATCTTGAAGGGCAACACGCTTTTCTTGGTGCCAGCAAGTATCATTGGATTAACTATGACGAAACAAAAGTAGCTGATGCTTATTCAAAGTTTTTGGCCACACAGCGAGGGACCGTTCTACATGACTTTGCATGTCAATGTATCACTTTGGGGCAAAAACTCCCCAAGTCACAGAAAACATTGAACATGTATGTCAATGACGCAATTAGTTTTCGTATGGTGCCTGAACAGATTCTGTTCTATTCAGAAAATTGCTTTGGCACCGCCGATACGATTGTATTTCGGAATGGTACGCTTCGTATTCACGATTTGAAGACCGGTGTCGTTCCGGCGCACATGGAGCAGCTTGAAATATACGCTGCTCTTTTTTGTTTGGAATACAAGGTGAAACCATCGGAAATCGAGATGGAACTTCGTCTGTATCAGAACAACGAAATTCTGTATCACACACCTACTGCCGAAGATATTGTTCCAATCATGGACAAGATTATTACTTTTGACAAGGTTATTAGAAAAATCAGAGAACAGGAGGGTTAAACCATGAGTCTCACGGATGATATTTTAATGCATTACGGTATGCCCAGAAGGTCTGGTCGTTATCCTTGGGGTTCGGGTGATAACCCTTATCAGCACAGCGGTGATTTTCTTTCCCGTGTAGAGGAACTGAAAAAGTCCAATTTCACCTTTACCGATAAAGATGGAAAAACTTACACAGGAGAAGTAGCCATTGCAAAATCTATGGGCTTGAGTACAACCCAATTTCGTACCCAGATGAGCCTTGCAAAGGATGAACGCCGTTCTGCTGATGTCGCTACGGCTAAGGCTCTTCGTGCTAAGGGTTATAGTTTGAATGAAATCGCTGATAAGATGGGCTTTGCTAACGATTCTTCGGTTCGCTCGCTTTTGAATGAGAGTTCCGAAGCTCGTATGAATCAGGCAAAGCAGACCGCTGAATTTCTGAAAAAACAGATTTCGGAAAAAGGCATGATCGATGTCGGAACCGGAGTCGAAAGAGAGCTTGGTATTTCGAAAGAGAAAATGAACCAGGCTCTTTATATTTTGGAAATGGAAGGCTATCCCATCTATGGCGGCGGTGTCCCTCAGGTAACAAACCCGGGTAAGCAAACAAACATCAAGGTTCTCTGCCCTCCAGGAACAGAGCATAAAGAGATTTATAATTTCGAGAATGTCCATTCCGTCAGAGACTATGTGTCTCATGATGACGGCGAGACATTCGACAAGTTTGTCTATCCTAAAAGTATGGATTCAAGCCGCTTGAAAATCCGTTATGCGGAAGATGGCGGTATTCAGAAAGATGGTGTCATTGAAATTCGTCGTGGTGTAGACGACTTATCTCTCGGTGATTCCCATTATGCTCAGGTTCGCATCTTGGTCGACGGCAATAGATATCTGAAAGGAATGGCTGTTTATTCTGATGATCTTCCTGATGGTGTGGATGTAATGTTCAACACCAATAAGAAAAAGGGCACTCCGACATCGGATGTTCTGAAGAAGGTAAAGGATGACCCCGATAATCCGTTTGGTTCCCTTATCAAAGCCGGTGGGCAGAGCTATTATATCGATGCTGATGGTAAACGACAGCTCTCCCTTATCAATAAGCGTGCTGAAGAGGGCGATTGGGGTGAATGGGCGGATAAACTCCCCTCCCAGTTTCTTTCTAAACAGAGTTTGAGTCTTGTCAATAAACAGCTGAATTTGGCGGCATCTGATAAGATGGCTGAATTTGATGAAATCTGCTCACTGACAAATCCGACGGTCAAAAAATCATTACTGAAATCCTTTGCGGATGATTGTGACTCTGCTGCTGTGCACCTTCAGGCAGCTGCTCTTCCTCGTCAGAAATATCAGGTGATCCTACCTATCACTTCGATGAAAGACAATGAAGTGTATGCCCCGAATTACAAGAATGGTGAAACAGTAGCTCTGGTTCGTTACCCACATGGCGGAACTTTTGAGATTCCTATCCTTACAGTGAATAACAAGCAGGCAGAGGCTCGTCGAATCCTTGGCAACACACCTAAAGATGCAATCGGTATTAACAGTAAGGTTGCGGAACGGCTTTCAGGTGCTGACTTTGATGGTGATACTGTCATGGTCATCCCCTGTAACTCTGGTAAAAGCAAGGTCAAGATTACTTCCACTCCTCCTCTGAAGGGACTTGAAGGATTTGACCCAAAATTGGAGTATGGTGGAAAACCGGCTGGCACTTTCAAGCCTATGAAGAACACACAGAAAGAGATGGGTGTCATTTCTAATCTGATTACCGATATGACTTTGAAGGGTGCCACGCAGGATGAGCTTGCAAGAGCCGTTCGCCATAGCATGGTAGTTATCGATGCCGAAAAACACAAGCTGGACTATAAGCAAAGTGAGATCGACAATGGCATCAGCTCTTTGAAAAAGAAGTATCAGGGCACGGTTGACGAAGACGGAAGATACCACGAGGGTGCTTCGACTCTGATTTCCCGTGCTAAATCGGAGACTTCTGTCACTAAGAGGCAAGGTAGTCCGAAAATCGATGAAAAGACAGGCGAATACATATGGAAAGATGTGGATGACCCTGTTTATGTCGATAAGCGAACTGGCAAGGTCAAAGAGCGTACTCAGCCCAGCACTAAGATGGCTGAGGCAAAGGACGCCTATACCCTGGTTTCCGAAGCTGATACCCCCGTGGAGCGTGCTTATGCTAACTATGCCAACAAAATGAAAGCCCTGGGCAACCAGGCTCGTCTTGAGATCCTCTCCACTGGGAAAGTACCCTACTCCGCCACTGCAAAAGAGGCCTATCAAGCTGAGGTCGATTCTCTGAATGCTAAGCTCAATGTAGCTCTGAAGAATGCACCCAGAGAAAGGCAGGCTCAGACTATGGCTAATGCGGTAGTGGCTGCTAAAAAGCAGGACAATCCGGATATGACAAAGGGCGAGCTCAAGAAAGCAAGCCAGCAGGCGCTTACTCAGGCTCGTGCCTCTGTTGGTGCAAAGCGAGAGACCATCAAGATTACAGATCGTGAATGGGAAGCAATTCAAGCTGGCGCTATTAGCGAGAATAAGCTTACCCAAATCATCGACAATGTGGACATTGACAGTCTTAGACAGCGTGCAACACCGAGAGCGACAACAACTCTCAGCACTGCAAAGCAGAATAAGATCGCTTCGATGAATGCTTCTGGTTACAGCACATCGGAAATTGCTGAAGCTCTTGGCATTTCTACGAGCACAGTGTCCAATTACTTGAATTGAAAGGAGTGACTGGTATGAATGGTTCTTGTGCCCTTACCACATTTGACAACCCTTACAATCCATTTGAACAGTTCTCCGATTGGTTCCTGTTTGATGTAGAAAAGGGTTACAACACTTGCGCTTATCTCGATCGAATTGCTCACACTTCTGACCAATTCTCTGAAGAAGAGAACAATCAAGAGATTGAAAGAGCGATTGACGAGATCATTCGTTACGACTTCATGAACATTTACAAGAAAGTTAAGAGAACGAAAACAACAAAAGCAGACAAGGCTTGAACTATAGGTTGAGGTCTAATGCTCTTTGAATAAAGTTTTTGTTTTCTTCTCTGAAAACATTTGAACTTGAAGCCAACACAAACAAATAATCACTTGATCTGCACTGCTGCCGCAGGGCTTAAAGACATGGGGAGGGGGTCTCCAAAATCGCACCCCCTACCTCATCGCGGTGGTCTTAAAAAAATCTCCGGAGGGATATTTTGGAAATGGGGTTTACCCCACGGGTGCAGTATTTGAACGAGCTTACAGGGTTGAGACATTTTCCATAAAGTGTGAACATCTCCTTTCATGTTTCTTTTCTCCTTTCGGTGATTGGTGGAAATTCAACTCTGTAAGTTCTTTCAAATACTGCACCTATTCTCACCTAAAAGAGCATCGGTTCAGATAAAAAGTGCAGTACAAGTATGCGGATATGGCGGAACTGGCAGACGCAATAGACTCAGAATTTATTGGAGGTTATCTCCGTGCAGGTTCAACTCCTGTTATCCGCACCAAATTTTTTAAGAGAGGAGGCAGTGCCAATGCCAAAAGGTAAAGCTGCAAGCTCTTCCGACTCAAACAGCCCATTGAGACCACCGACATCTCTCGAAGCGCAAGAGAACTTAATGATTTCTTTGGCGGTTCAATGTGCTGAAAAGCAGCTCAGAGACGGAACTGCTTCTTCTCAGGTCATAACACATTATTTGAAGCTCGGTTCCAGTAAGGAACGAATTGAAAAGGAGATTCTGGAGAAGCAGAAAGAGCTTATCGAAGCGAAGACCAAGAATCTAAATTCCAACAGTGAAGCCAAGGAGTTGTACAACAAGGCTCTCGAAGCGTTTAGGAGATATTCCGGTGCAGGCGGTGAAGACGATGAGTATTAAAACCTATTCGGAGTTAATTACATTGCCGACATTTGAAGAACGATTTCTCTACTTAAAGCTTGATGGTTCCGTTGGAAAAGAAACTTTCGGTTTTAAGCGATGGTTGAACCAAGAGTTTTATCATTCGGATCAATGGCTGCAATTCCGAGATGAAATTATCATTCGGGATGAAGGTTGTGATCTTGGTATGCCGGGTTATGAAATCTTTGGTTCCGTATTGATCCATCATCTGAATCCGATTACTTATGAAGATATCTTAAATCAGAGCCCCTGCGTTTTCGATCCGGAGAATGCAGTTTGCACCAAGTTGAATACACACAATGCGATTCACTATGGTGATGAAAGCTTACTGGTTCTTCCACCTGTTCAACGCACACAAAATGATACATGCCCCTGGCGAAAACAATGAAAGGAGAAAATTCCAATGACAAAGGAAATCTATGAAAACTCTGTTCTTAATGATTCGACTGAAGCCATCGAGGAACAGGAAACGGAGTTTTGCGAAGACGCTGCTCGAAATGTGATCGGTGTTGTTACTGATTGCCTGAAGCTGAACATTCGTGAAAAGCCGAGTAAGGATTCCAGAGTAGTAACGGTTGTGACATGTCTTGACGAATTGGAAATTGACATGGGCGATTCCAATGATGATTGGTACGCTGTCTGTACTGCTACCGGTATCGAAGGATTCTGCATGAAGAAATTTGTAGCCGTCAGGCAGTAAGGAGAAAACGATATGGACAGTATACTGACATCGATTAAAAAGCTGCTCGGAATTGCTGAAGAGTATGAGCACTTTGACCCGGACATCGTCATGTACATCAATTCGGCATTCTCAGTCTTGACGCAGCTTGGTGTTGGTCCCGAAGAAGGATTCCGTATCGAAGATGCAAGTAAGACCTGGTCTGAATTCCTGTACGATGATCCTCGTCTTGAATTTGTAAAAACCTTTATCTACCTGAAGGTAAGACTGGCGTTCGACCCGCCGTTGAGTTCGGCAGTGATGGAAGCAATTAACCGACAGATCAGCGAGCTTGAATGGCGAATCAATGTGACAGTCGACCCTGATTAAAAACGAGAGGAGGATTTCAAAATGGATAATACAACACTTGCCCATCACGGCATCATCGGCATGAAATGGGGAGTCCGGCGCTATCAGAATAAAGATGGCACTCGTACCGCAGCCGGAAAGAAAAGAGAAAGTTCTTCTAAGTCTGATGCTCCTGCTCACGAGGACTATGCTAAAGCTCATAACAGTAAGAGCGTTAAGTCTATGAGTGATGCAGAGCTTCGCAACCGACTGAATCGTCTTCAGATGGAGAAACAGTATAGTCAATTGTCTTCGACTGATGTGAATCGTGGAAAGGAATATGTATCGAAAACTCTAAAAGTCGCCGGAACAATTGCAACCGCTACTTCGACCGCCTTAACCATTTACAATAACTATGGCAAGATCAAAGAAATTGTAAACGGTATGGCTAAGAAGGCTGGCTAAGGAGGTACTTATGGCATTATCAAACACTGCCGTTCCCAAGTATTATGGCATGTTTCGTGATGCCGTAATTCGAGGGGAGATTCCGGTTTGCAAAGAGATCTCCATGGAGATGAACCGTATTGATGATCTCATCGCTAATCCGGGTGTGTACTATGACGACCAAGCTGTTGAGGGATGGATCGCTTATTGCGAATCCGAGCTTACCTTGACAGATGGCTCTGACCTTAGCCTTTTGGATAGCTTCAAACTTTGGGGTGAACAGATCTTTGGTTGGTACTATTTTGTTGAGCGAAGTGTGTATCAACCGAATCCAGATGGTCACGGTGGGCACTATGTTCGCAAGAATGTGAAAAAAAGGCTGATTAACAAACAGTATTTGATCGTTGCACGAGGCGCCGCTAAATCAATGTACGGCTCAACCTTGCAGGGTTACTTTCTGAATGTTGATACCTCTACTACTCATCAGATCACCACCGCCCCCACAATGAAGCAAGCGGAGGAGGTTATGTCCCCTCTTCGCACCGCTATCACTCGTTCAAGAGGACCGCTGTTTCAGTTCCTGACAGAAGGCTCTTTACAAAATACAACTGGTTCAAAAGCGAATCGTACAAAGTTAGCCTCTACAAAAAAGGGCGTTGAAAACTTCCTTACTGGTTCTCTTCTTGAGGTCAGACCCATGAGCATCAATAAGCTCCAGGGTCTACAAATCAAGGTCGCAACCGTTGATGAGTGGCTTTCAGGTGACATTAGAGAGGACGTTATCGGTGCAATTGAACAGGGTGCATCTAAGGTGAACGACTACATCATCGTTGCAATCAGCTCGGAAGGTACAGTTCGTAACGGAAGCGGCGACACTATCAAAATGGAGTTGATGGACATCCTTAAGGGTGACTACATCAATCCCCACGTTTCGATTTGGTGGTACAAGCTTGACTCCATTGACGAAGTCGGAGACCCGGAAATGTGGCTCAAGGCTAATCCAAATCTTGGAAAAACCGTAAGCTATGAAACTTATCAGCTTGATGTTGAAAGAGCTGAAAAAGCTCCAGCTGCCCGAAACGATATTCTTGCGAAGAGATTTGGACTGCCTATGGAGGGTTACACCTATTACTTCACTTACGAAGAAACTCTTCCGCATCGAAAGAGGGATTACTGGCAGATGCCTTGCTCCCTCGGTGCAGACTTATCACAGGGCGATGACTTCTGTGCATTTACATTCTTGTTCCCTCTGCCAAACGGTTCTTTTGGTATCAAGACACGAAACTATATTACCTCTACCACTTTAATGAAGCTGCCTGCTGCTATGCGGATCAAATACGATCAATTCATGGCTGAGGGCAGTTTAATTGTTTTAGAGGGTGCCGTACTTAACATGATGGATGTCTATGAAGATTTGGATAACCATATTCAGGAGTGCGGATACGATGTTCGATGCCTTGGGTTTGACCCTTATAACGCAAAAGAATTTGTAGCGAGATGGGAATCTGAAAATGGCCCGTTTGGAATTGAGAAAGTTATCCAAGGCGCTAAAACTGAGTCGGTTCCACTTGGAGAACTGAAAAAGCTTTCTGAAGAAAGAATGCTTATCTTCGATGAGGACCTTATGACCTTTGCTATGGGTAACTGCATTACCCTTGAAGATACAAACGGAAACCGTAAACTTTTGAAGAAGCGATATGAGCAGAAAATTGATGCTGTTGCGGCAATGATGGATGCTTATATTGCTTATAAACTCAATCGAGACGCATTTGAATAAGGAGGTGGTCAAGTTGGATGAGATGTACCATCACGGTATTCTCGGTCAGAAATGGGGCGTTCGTCGTTTCCAGAACAAAGACGGAACTTTGACCGCAGCAGGTCAAAAGCGTTTGGAAAAGAAAGACGCAAAGTGGGCTCATAAAAATCACAACAAAATCGTGACTAAAGCTCGCAAAGAAGTTTCCAAAGAACTCGATCAGTATGCCAATCAACTATTGAAAAATCTTTCTTCTGTGACATCGAAAGGTAAGATCAGTTCTTCGGCTATCAATTCCTATAATCGGAAGATGGCGGAACTGATGAATGAGTCTGTCAAGAATGTTACAGCACCTTCGGGGCGTGTCGTTCAATTCGTTGCAAAACGAGGAGAAGTTGGTGTGCATATGGCTCTGGCTGACAGAGGGTATGATATGCAGCAGCTGAAGAACGGCATCTGGGCTTCCGGTCGAGTTGCCTATAAGAAGAAAAATGTTGATATGGTTTAAGGAGGTGATGATTCAAAATGGAGATGTCTTTTGGTTCCAGATTGAAACATGCTTGGAATGCGTTTACTGGCAATGTTCAAATGAACTACCGGGATTTGGGTATGAGTTATTCATATCGAGCTGACAGACCAAGAATGTCCAGAGGCAATGAAAGATCAATCGTCACATCGGTTTATAACCGAATTGCGCTTGATGTTGCTGCACTGAATGTTCAGCATGTTCGGTTGGACGAAAATGGGCGTTTTCTTTCGGTCATCGATGACGGATTGAATAATTGCCTCACTTTGGAAGCGAATGTCGATCAGACGGCACGGTCATTCGTTCAGGATGTAGTTATCTCTATGTTTGATGAAGGAAGCGTGGCTATTGTTCCGGTCGACACCACGACTGACCCAAATGTGTCCGGTTCGTATGATATACAGTCTCTGCGTGTCGGACAGATTTTAGACTGGTATCCTCAGTATATTCGTGCTCGTGTGTACAATGAACAAACGGGCAGAAAAGAAGATATTGTGGTGCCGAAAAGTGCAGTGGCTATCATTGAAAATCCACTGTACGCAGTTATCAATGAGCCGAACTCAACTATGCAGCGGCTCATTCGTAAACTTAACCTACTTGATGTCATTGATGAGCAAAGCGGATCTGGAAAACTCGATTTGATTATTCAGCTCCCTTATGTAATCAAGACAGAAGCAAAGCGTCAACAAGCCGAAAATCGGCGTAAAGATATAGAAAACCAGTTGTCAGGTTCAAAGTATGGTATTGCTTACACTGATGGTACTGAGCATATCACACAGTTGAATCGTTCCGTGAACAACAACCTAATGTCCCAGATTGAATACTTGACGAGTATGCTATACAGCCAGTTGGGAATCACTCAGAGCATTTTGGATGGAACAGCGGACGAGAAGACAATGCTGAACTATAACAACCGGACAATCGAGCCGATCATTTCCGCTATTGTTGATGAGATGAAACGAAAGTTTCTGACCAAAACTGCCCGATCACAACACCAGTCAATTTCATTCTTCAGAGACCCGTTCAAGCTGGTTCCTGTTAATGACATTGCTGAAATTGCTGACAAGTTTACAAGAAATGAAATCATGACTTCGAATGAAATTCGTCAGGTAGTCGGTATGAAACCCTCCGAGGACCCGAGAGCAGATGAACTCAGAAATAAGAACCTGAGTGCGCCGTCCGGTTCCAATCAGCAGTCGGAAGAAATGCCTATTGCCGAAGTTGATTCAGTTGGAGACTCAGCAAGTGATTTGGACGACAAAATCTCTAAGCAAAAATCGAAAAAGTAAGGAGGAAATTCAAAATGAGTAGACCTTTTTCGGTTGAGGCTTGTGATTTCAGCGGCTGGGCAACCCGAAACGACCTTAAGTGTTCTGATGGACGAGTAATTCGTCGGGACGCCTTTAAGAATAACGACGGTATTAAAGTCCCGCTGGTCTGGAATCATCAGCACAACAGTCCTCGTGATGTTCTCGGTCATGCATGGCTTGAGAACCGTGAGGAAGGTGTTTACACCTATGGCTTTCTCAATGACACCGCTGATGGTGAAATTGCGAAAGTCCTTATCAAGCACGGTGACATCTGTGCTCTGTCCATTTACGCCAATCAGCTCCAGCAGGCTGGTCCCGATGTGCTGCATGGCTGTATTTGCGAGGTGAGCCTGGTGCATAAGGGCGCTAACCCCGGTGCATTTATTGATTCTATGCTGAAGCACGGCGAAATGTCCGACGATGAAGCCATCATCTATACCGGAATGCCTCTCTGTCTTTCTCATTCTTCCGAGTCTAAGGATGCGCAGAAAGAAGAGGAAAAGAAGGAGGATACCAAAGAGGACAAGTCTGCTGAAAACAAGGAAGAGAAGAAGGACAATGAAGAGACGATCGCTGATGTGATCGATTCCATGTCTGAGAAGCAGCAGAATGTCATGTATGCGCTTATCACACAGGCTCTCGAAGGCGAACCCGAAAAGGAATCCAAGGATGATTCCGACAACAAATCTGAATCCAATAAGGAGGATAACACAATGAAACATAATGTCTTTGATAACGATCAGCAGAAGAAGACCGAGGTTCTGTCTCATGCTGACCAGGCAAGCATCATTTCTATGGCCAAGTCCAACAGCGTCGGCAGTCTCCGTACTGCTATGGACATTTATGCAGAGCAGAATCCTGACAGTGTTCTGGCTCATGGTATCGACGGTATTGAAACCCTGTTCCCTGAGTACAAGGATGTCCGTCCCGGTGCTCCTGAACTGCTTACCACTGACCAGGGTTGGGTGAATGAGGTTCTGAAGAAGGTTCACAAGAGCCCTATTTCCCGTATCCGTACTCGTCAGGCTGACCTGCGTAACATTGAGGCTCTTCGTGCTAAGGGTTACAAGAAGGGTGCCCAGAAGGGTTATGTCGGCAACATTCAGCTGCTCCACAGAACGACTGATCCTCAGACCGTGTATGTAAAGAGTAAGCTTGACCGTGATGACATCATCGATATTCAGGACTTCGATGTGGTGCAGTATCTGTACGGCATCGACCGTATGAATCTGAACGAGGAACTGGCTACGGCTATCATGATCGGTGACGGTCGCGAGGTCGGTGCTGATGGTAAGATCGCCGAGGATAAGATCCGCCCGATTTGGTTGGATGACGAGCTGTATACCATCCATGCTGACGTTGACATTGCCGGCATGAAGGCTACTCTCCAGGGCACCAATACTTCCGCTAATTTCGGCGAGAATTACATTTATGCAGAAGCCGTGATTCAGTCTCTGCTGTATGCTCGTGAGAAGTATAAGGGTTCCGGCACTCCCGACTTCTACTGCACGCCCCATTTGGTCAATGTCATGCTGCTTGCCCGTGACCTGAATGGCCGTCGCATCTATGACAAGGTTAGCGATCTGGCTGCGGCTTTGAATGTTGGACAGATCATCACCGCCGAACAGTTCGAGGGTAAGACTCGTACTACCACGGACAGCAAGACCAAGAAGCTTCTAGGACTGATGGTCAATCTGGCTGATTATTCTCTGGGCGCTACCAAGGGCGGCGAAATCACTCACTTCACCGATTTCGATATCGACTTCAACCAGGAGAAGAGCCTGCTGGAGACTCGTTGCTCCGGCGCCAACACTCGTGTCATGTCTGCTATCGCTCTGGAAGAGGATGTCACTGCCAATATTGGCGGCTAAATTCAGCGAGGAGTGAAAATTCAAAATGGCTAAATTTTATGGAGTAATCGGCTACGCTGTAACAGAAGAGACTAAGCCGGGCGTTTGGGCAGAGAAGATCATCGAGCGTATGTACTATGGTGATTTAACCCGTAACACCCGTAGGCTTCAGTCTGCGGAACAACTCAACGACAACATCAATGTTGCGAATGAGATCAGTATCGTAGCCGATCCATTTGCCAATGAGAATTTTCATTCGATGAGGTATGTTGAGTTTATGGGTGCTAAATGGAAAGTCACAAGTGTCGAAGTTCAGTACCCAAGACTTATACTGACTATGGGAGGTGTATACAATGGCGAGCAGGCTTAATCTGCAAACTTTCCTTGAAGAAATCCTTGAAAGCAGAAATGTGTATTTTCAACCTCCTGAGTCGGTAAAAATGAAATACCCCGCTATCGTTTATGCACTTGATGATATCGAAAATGTGCACGCCGATAACGGGGTTTATTCATCTCACAGGCACTATTCAGTCACTGTTATTGACTCTGACCCGGATAGTGAGCTTGTCGGTAAGATGGTTTCTATACCTACTTGCCGATTTGAACGATATTATGCAAGCGAGAATCTGAATCACTGGAATTTCTCGCTCTATTTCTGATAAGGAGGAATATCTTTATGTCCAAAATCATTTGGGATAAAACTGGCGAGCGCCTGTACGAAACCGGCTGTGACCATGGCGTTCTCTATCCGATGCAGACCGGCGGCGTTTATAACAAGGGCGTCGCATGGAATGGTCTGACTGCCGTTACCGAGAGTCCTTCCGGGGCCGAGGCTTCCCCGATTTACGCTGACAACATCAAGTATGTCAACCTGGTTTCAAACGAGGAATTCGGTGCTACCGTCGAGGCGTATATGTATCCTGACGAGTTTGCCGAGTGTGATGGTTCTGTTGAGATCATGCCCGGTATGTACGCCGGTCAGCAATCCCGTAAGACTTTCGGCCTGGCATATCGTACCATTCTGGGTAATGATACCGATCTGAACGATTACGGTTATAAGCTGCATCTGGTTTATGGCTGCCTGGCAGCACCTTCTGAAAAGGGTTACAGCACAGTCAACGACAGTCCTGAGGCGGCTACTCTGTCCTGGGAGATCAGCACCACACCGGTCTCTATCAACAAGCTGGTCAACGGTAAGAAGTTGAAGCCGACAGCCACGCTGACCTTTGACTCCACCAAGTTTAGTGCCGAGTTCATGACTAAGCTGGAAGAGATCCTGTACGGTAAGGACCCGACCACCGATGGCGGTAACGATGGTGTCGAGCCTCGTCTGCCTCTGCCTGATGAGATCATTGAACTGTTCGATGAGACTCAGAATCCGCAGGGTTAATCTGTAAAAATTATGGAGCCGTATTCAGGTAAGCTGGCGGCTCCTACTTTTTTTAATTTGAAAGGAGAAAAATTTCAATGACTAAGGAAACTATCACTTATACCGATCTGAATGGCATTCAGAGAACTGAAGATTTTTACTTCGATCTGTCCAAGCCTGAAATCGTAAAAATGCAGGCGAGCGCAAAGGGTGGCTACGATGTCCAGCTTAAGAGTATCGCTGCCAGTCCGAATGGGGCGCTTATTATGGAGTTCTTCGAGAACTTTATTAAGACCGCCTATGGCGAGAAGAGCGATGATGGCAGACGCTTCATGAAGTCTGAGGAAATTTCCAGAGGCTTTATGGAAACTCCCGCTTATGAGGTCCTGTTTGAGAAGCTTGTCACCGATGCCGGCGCTGCATCCGAATTTGTCAACCGTGTGATGCGTGCCAACGGCAATAAGCAGGCTGCGCCCATCGCATCTAATTAAAGAAAGCTCGGAGGGCTAAGGAATGCTGAAAATTACTGTGCCGGCTGCCGAGTTTTGGGATGAAATTCATGAAGAATTTGTCTACAAGAAAGAGCAGGCTTTGCAGTTGGAGCATTCCTTAGTCTCTCTTTCAAAATGGGAAAGCAAATGGAATAAGGCATTTCTCGGAAAACAAGAAAAAACCGATGAGGAAATTCTTGATTATGTACGATGTATGACCTTAACCCAGAATGTCGATCCCGAAGTATATACTCGGCTGTCTGCTGAAAACTACGCCGCCATCAATGCGTACATCGAAGCACCTATGACTGCTACTTGCCTTATCGAGGACAAGCAGACAAGAGGTAATAAAGAAACGGTTACATCTGAGCTTATTTACTACTGGATGATTTCCTATAACATCCCTGTGGAGTTTCAAAAATGGCATTTGAACAGACTGCTGACCCTCATACGGGTATGTAATGTCAAGAACTCTCCGCCTAAGCGAAGAAGTAAGCGTGAAATGTGGAATCGGAACGCAGCTATCAACGCTGCCAATCGAAAACGCTTTGGCTCTAAGGGGTGATTGAATGAACAGACGATGCCGAAAATGCCTGTTAAGGCGAGTTTGCCATAAAAAGCAGCCTTACAATAACTGGCTTAAAACTTTTACCAAAAAAGCAGTAGCAATCATTCTGGTGGTTTCTCTGGTTGATTTGCAACTGTCTTATGTGCTTGCATTTATGGGGCAAGTACAAATTGCGGAATCGCTTTCCAGCACAATAGCGTCGACCGTTGTCGGGGTTATGCTTGGCTACTTCTTCAAAGCCCTTTTCGAAACATTCTTCGAAAGGCGTGAAGAACGGCTCAAGCAGGAAAGTGAACCGGAAGAAAATACGAATTATGAGGAGGTTTAGTTATGCCTATCAGTTTTTTGACTACAGCACTGTTGATCGTATCCGTCATCACGAATCTGACAGTGGAGGGCATTAAGAAGCTGCTTGACGGAACGAAGGTCAAGTATTCTTCTAACGTTCTTGCGGCAGTTTTGTCCGTCCTGATCGCCTGTGCTGTTAGCGTGATTTACCTTATTATGACTGACACGATCTTTACTATGAAGATTGGGGTTGAGATCGTCGTTCTGATGTATCTGGGCTTCCTGATCTCTACGGTTGGTTATGACAAGGTTATTCAGATGCTGAAACAGATCCAGAGCGTGAAGGAGGAAACGAAAAATGAGTAACAGTCCTCTGGTATCTTATACCAAGTTAAGCCCTAATCATTCCGGGCAGAGAACCCATGTCGTTGACCGTATCACGCCTCATTGTGTGGTCGGTCAGTGCTCTGTAGAGACTTTGGGTAATATTTTTGCTCCGACTTCCCGACAGGCTTCCTGTCAGTATGGTATCGGCGTGGATGGTCGAGTGGGCATGTATGTGGAAGAAAAGAACCGTTCCTGGTGTTCTTCCTCTAATGCGAATGACCAGCGTGCGATTACAATCGAGTGTGCCAGCGATGCCACACATCCTTATGCATTCAACGACACTGTATATGCTAAACTGATCGAGCTTTGCACAGACATTTGCAAGCGTTACGGAAAAACAAAGCTACTCTGGTTCGGCGATAAGACGAAGACTCTGAACTATGAGCCGGCTTCCAATGAAATGGTTCTGACCGTACATCGTTGGTTCGCCAACAAGAGTTGCCCTGGTGACTGGATGTATGCTCGAATGGGAGATCTTGCGTCCAAAGTTACGGCTAAGCTTGGAGGCTCTGCTGGCGGAACTGAGAAGCCTGCCGATAATCAGGTGCTTTATCGGGTGCAGACAGGAGCTTTCAGCAACAAGGCGAATGCAGATGCAATGCTTCAGAAGGTGAAAGCCGCCGGTTTCGATACCTACATGGTTAAGGTCGATAACCTTTACAAGATTCAGGTCGGCGCATTCAGCAAGAAAGCAAATGCTGACGCTATGGCTGCAAAGCTGAAAGCTGCTGGTTTTGACACCTATATAACAACCAAAAGCGGGACGGCAGTCTCTGCATCTTCTGCGAAGAAAAGCACTGACCAGATCGCTCGTGAAGTAATTCAGGGGCTGTGGGGTAACGGTGTGGACAGGACTAATCGGCTGAAGGCAGCTGGTTACAATCCTTCCGCAATACAGAATCGGGTGAATCAGCTTCTTAAATAAGGAGGTCCGTGAATGATAAGGTTCAGTCACAAGGGAGACTTCTCTAAGGTTACACGCTTTTTGGAGAGGGCAAAGGAAGTGGTCCATCTCGGAGACCTCGACAAGTATGGCCGAGAAGGGGTCGCTGCTCTTGCGTCTGCAACGCCTGTCGATTCCGGTTTGACCGCCAGTTCATGGTATTACGAGATCGTAAACCGAAATGGATCTGCAAAGATCACCTTTTACAACTCAAATATTCAAAATGGGGTTCCGATAGCGATCATTCTGCAATATGGGCATGGAACCCGTAACGGAGGCTGGGTACAGGGTCGAGACTACATCAATCCTGCTATCCAGCCTATTTTTGACAAAATCGCAAACGAAGCATGGAAGGAGGTTACGAAGCTATGAGTAAAACCATCGACGAAAGAGTCGTAGAAATGCGGTTTGACAATAAGCAGTTTGAGAGCAATGTTCAAACCAGTTTGTCCACCATTGAAAAATTAAAGAAAAGTTTGGATATGGACGGCGCTACAAAAGGTCTTGAAAGCATTGACAGTGCTGCTAAGAAAGTCGATATGTCGGGGCTTGGCTCTGCGGTTGAAACAGTAAAGACTCGATTCTCGGCATTGGAAGTCATGGCTGTAACCGCCCTTGCAAACATCACCAACTCGGTTGTAAACACCGGTAAACAGATGCTCCATTCCTTGACGATTGAACCTATCAGTCAGGGTTTTGAGGAATACGAGCTGAAGATGGGGTCAATTCAGACCATCATGATGAGCACCGGCGCCTCTCTTGAAGAAGTTAATAAGTATCTTCAGGAATTGAACACTTACTCGGATAAGACCATTTACTCCTTCCAGGATATGACTTCCAACATCGGTAAATTTACCAATGCTGGTGTCGGTCTTGAGGATGCAGTAATGGCTATTCAGGGTGTGTCGAATGTTGCCGCTGTGTCCGGTGCCAATGCAAATGAGGCATCTCGTGCCATGTATAACTTTGCGCAGGCACTGTCTGCCGGTTATGTTAAGCTGATCGACTGGAAATCAATTGAGAATGCTAATATGGCGACCGTTGAATTCAAGACTCAGCTTCTTGAGTCGGCTGTTGCCTGTGGCACCTTGACTAAAACTGCCGACGGCATGTATAAAACGGTTAAGGGTAATGTCATCGATGCTACACATGGCTTCAATGATTCTTTGCAGGATCAGTGGATGACCACGGAAGCTCTTGTCGGCACGCTTCGTAATTACGCCGATGAAACAACTGAAATTGGTGCGAAAGCATTTGCTGCTGCGCAGGATGTTAAAACATTTACCCAGTTAATGGATACCCTGAAGGAAGCCGTAGGCTCCGGATGGGCAAATACATGGGAAATTCTGTTTGGTGATTTCGAGGAAGCCAAAGAACTTTGGACTGGACTCAGTCAGGTTATCGGTGGATTTATCGACGCCCAAGCAGATGCTCGCAATGAGATGTTGCAAGGGTGGAAAGATCTTGGCGGAAGAACCAAACTGATTGAGGCACTTAAAAATGCTTTTGAAGGTGTTCAGAGTGTTATCAAACCAATTTATGAGGCATTCCGTGAGATATTTCCTCCCACCACAGCCCAACAGCTTTATGATATTACTGAGAATTTGCGAAAATTCACAGCAAATTTGAAGCTCAGTGATACAGCTTCAGCTAATCTAAAATCCACTTTCAAAGGCTTGTTTGCGATCTTGGACATCGTTAAACAAGCCTTTTCTGCTATATTTACGGCAATTAAACCGTTGTTTGGCGGGTTTGGAACACTCGGAGATGGAATTCTTGGTTTCACTGGCGGGATTGGCGATGCTATTGTTGCGTTTGATGAGTTTATCAAAACCAGCGGAGCATTCCAGAAAGTCGGTGAGGGTATTGCTACGGTAATTCAGACAATTATGACTGCTTTATCCACACTGAAGAACAAGATCAAAGAGAAATTCGAATCCGCCAATTTCGAATTGTTTCATTCTCTTCTTGAGCGAATCCATGAGAGAATGGCTCAAGTCGGAGAAGCAGCCGGTGAGATGAAATCCGGGATTATCGTTGCCTTTGAGGTCATTGGTGAAACTCTTGCTAATTGTCAGTTTGTTCAGCTTCTTTCTGCTGTGTGGAACGCCGTTAAGACAATCGGAAGTGGCATCATTAAAATCCTTGGCGAACTCGGCAGCTCCTTAGCAAAGAATCTCGGTGAAGCTAATTTCAGCGGAATTATCGATCTGCTGAATGGTATCTCGTTCGGTGCTATTGCTGTCGGTATCACAAAGTTTGTCGGCACCTTCCGAAAAGCTATTGAAGATATCGGCAGTTTCAAGGAATCTTTTATCGGAATTCTTGACAGTGTTCGAGGATGCTTTGAAGCTTACCAGACTCAGTTGCAGGCTGGTACATTGCTGAAGATCGCGTCGGCTATTGCTATTCTTACTGCATCTTTGATTGCGCTTAGTCTTGTGGACAGCGAAAAGCTGAATGTAGCCCTTGGAGCAATCACTGTGCTATTCGCTGAACTTCTTGCTTCGATGGCTGTATTCAACAAAATCAGCGGTCAGGCAACTGGTGTGATGAAGAGTGTAACTGCTATGCTCGGAATTGCTACGGCAGTGCTGATTTTAGCGAGCGCACTTAAAAAGATTGCTGATCTGGATGCAAAGCAGCTTACTACTGGTCTGATTGGCGTTGCAGGTTTGACGACTATGATGGTTGTCGCAGCCAAAGCTATGAGTTCCAACAGTAAAACCATCATCAAGGGTGCTACTCAAATGGTGATCTTTGCAGCCGCAATCAAGATTCTTGCTTCTGTTTGTGAGCAACTTGCTAAATTGGACTGGAACCAGCTTGCGAAAGGTCTTGTCGGCGTTGGTGTATTGCTTGCCGAGGTTTCTCTGTTCCTGAGAACCGCAAAATTCAGCGGTAAATCCATTACTACGGCTACAGGTATTGTAATTCTTTCAGCAGCAATCAAGGTGTTGGCCTCTGCCTGCAAAGATTTCGGCGAAATGAAATGGGAAGACATCGGTAAGGGGCTTGCATCTATTGCAGTGCTTCTTGCTGAGGTTACCGCTTTCACCAAGCTTACTGGTAACGCTAAACATGTAATCTCTACAGGTGTAGCGCTCATTGCTATCGGAGCAGCCATGAAGATATTCGCATCGGCTGTAAAAGACTTCTCTGGAATGCAGTGGGACGAAATTGCAAGAGGTCTTGTTGCTATGGCCGGGGCTTTGGCGGCGGTTACAATTGCTGTCAACTTCATGCCGAAAAACATGATCGGCATCGGCACTGGTCTTATTGCTGTCTCTGCGGCTTTGCTTATACTTGCCAATGCTCTTAACCAGATGGGTTCAATGTCTTGGGAGGAAATCGCCAAAGGTCTTATCACTCTGGGCGGCGCAATGGCCATTCTTGCAATCGGTCTGAATGCCATGACAGGCACTCTTGCAGGTTCTGCGGCGCTTCTTGTTGCTGCAAGTGCCCTCTTGGTGCTTACTCCGGTACTGGCTATTCTCGGCGCCATGAGTTGGAGTTCCATCGTGAAAGGTCTCGTTACCCTGGCAGGTGCATTTGCTATCCTCGGTGTTGCAGGTGCTGTATTGACTCCGTTGGTTCCTTCCATTCTCGCTTTGAGTGGCTCGCTGGCACTAATCGGGGTAGCAGTTGTCGGTATTGGTGCCGGGCTTGCTCTGGCAGGTGCCGGTTTGTCCGCCTTGGCAGTAGGCTTAACAGCTCTTGCTGCTGCGGGGACTGCCGGTGCTACAGCCATCGTCGCTTCTTTGACTGTTATCATCACTGGTGTCGCAGCCCTTATTCCTGCAATTGTAGCCAAGATCGGTGAGGCAATTGTCGAATTCTGCAAAGTTATCGCTGATAGTGCAGGAGCCATTGGTGAAGCAGTCAAGGCAGTTGTCCTTATGCTGGTGGATGTACTTGTTGAGTGCGTTCCCGCTATCGCTGATGGGGCATTGAAGCTCATTGCAGGTGTTCTTGAAGCGTTGGTAGAATATACCCCGTCTATCGTTGATTCCATCTTCCAATTCCTTATCGCAGTTCTTGAGGGCGTCGCTAAGAATCTTCCCAGTTTGATTCAGGCTGCGGTGGATGTATTGATGGCGTTCTTCTCAGGCATTGTGGATGCACTTAAGGGTATTGATACAGAAACTCTTCTTCAGGGAATTGCCGGTATTGGTCTGCTTGCAGCAATTATGGCTGCTTTGAGCGCAGTGGCTGCTCTGGTTCCAGGTGCAATGCTGGGTGTTCTCGGTATGGGTGCTGTCATCGCTGAGCTTGCTCTTGTACTTGCGGCGGTCGGTGCCCTGGCACAAATTCCTGGCTTGAACTGGCTTATCAATGAAGGCGGTAATCTGCTTCAGGGAATTGGTACGGCAATCGGTAAATTTGTTGGCGGTATCGTCGGCGGTTTTATGAGTGGCGTATCCAGTCAATTCCCGCAAATTGGTTCTGACCTTTCCGGGTTTATGACCAATGTCCAGCCGTTCCTTGACGGTGCAGCTTCCATAGATCCGGCTATGCTGGATGGTGTTAAGGCTCTTGCAGAAACGATTCTTATCCTGACAGCCGCAAATATTTTGGATGGACTGACCTCGTGGTTCACCGGCGGAAGCTCACTCTCCGGCTTTGCTGAAGAGATGGTTCCGTTTGGAAAAGCTATGAAGCAATTTTCTGATGAAATCAGCGGTATTGATGGAGAAGCAGTTTCCAATGCTGCAATCGCAGGTAAGACTCTTGCAGAGATGGCTGATACACTTCCTAATACTGGCGGTGTCGTTGGTTTCTTTGCCGGAGAGAACGATATGAATGCCTTCGGTGAACAGCTTATTCCATTTGGTCGTGCCATGCGTAACTTTGCAAACGAAGTCGCCGGAATTGACGCCAGTGTTATTACTGAAGCAGCTACCGCTGGTAAGGCACTTGCAGAGATGGCAAGCACCGTTCCGAACAGCGGCGGCGTAGTTGGCTTCTTTGCTGGTGAAAACGATATGGATGACTTTGGCGAACAGCTTGTTCCTTTCGGCAGAGCAATGAAGGATTTCTCTGACGCTGTTTCCGGACTGAAAGCCGATGTCATTCAAAATAGCGTTACCGCAGGTCAGGCTTTGCTTGAGCTTGCGAATACGGTGCCGAATACTGGCGGTGTTGTATCCTGGTTTACGGGCGATAACGACCTTGAAACCTTCGGTGAACAGCTTGTCCCGTTTGGTACAGCGATGAAAAACTATTCTTTGGCTGTTACAGGATTGGATGCATCTGTCGTCACAAACTCCGCAAATGCAGCTAAAGCTCTGGTTGAGCTTTCAAACAATTTGCCGAATAGTGGCGGTATCGTATCCTGGTTTACGGGCGATAACGATATTGCAAGCTTCGGCGAGCAGCTGGTATCTTTCGGTCAGTCATTTGCTGCGTATTACAACAGCGTTAGCGGAGTGGATGTGGCTAAGTTAAGTGGTGTGGTTGTCGAGTTCAGAAATCTTATGGATTTGGCAAACGGCATTAAGAGCGTTGATACAAGTGGAATGTCTACATTTGCTCAGAATCTTACGAATTTGGGTAATGCAGGCATTGACGGCTTTATCAATGCCTTTACAAATGCTAATTCCCGTGTGAGCACAGCCGCAAACACGATGGTCACTACATTTATCAATGCCGCCAAAGCACAGCAAGGAAATCTGACAAGCACTTTTACCACCATGATTAACGGTATTGTCACTGCTTTTACAAGCAAGTACAGTCAGTTCACAGTTATGGGGCAGACGATGATGACCAACTTTATCTCTGGTATTCGTACCGGCGACGCATCTGCTCGGTCGGCATTTGTCACAATCGTATCCGGTTGCCTGACCGCAATCCGAAATAAGTTCTACGAGTTTAACACCGTTGGACAGACTACGATGACAAATCTTATTGCCGGTATTCGAGCAAAGAACCAGCTTGCGAAAGACGCCTTTGTTCAGATCATTAACAGTTGCCTGACCGCAATCCGAAATAAATACACCGATTTCTATAACGCCGGTAAGTATCTCGTTGAAGGGTTTGCCGCTGGCATAACTGCCAACACATACATGGCTGAAGCGAGAGCAAGAGCTATGGCAAGAGCAGCGGCAGCGGCAGCAGAAGCGGAACTCGATATCAATTCGCCGTCTAAAGTTGGCTATCGAATTGGCGGATTCTTTGGTATGGGCTTCGTCAATTCCCTGATCGACTACGCCGATAAGTCTTACGATGCCGGTGCATCTGTTGCAAAGTCGGCTAAGGAAGGACTCCGCAACGCGGTTTCCAAGATCGGTGATTTCATCGAAAACGGAATTGACTCTCAACCGACAATTCGACCGCTGCTTGATCTGTCTGATGTAACAGAGGGTGCTGGTAGACTGTCGGCACTTCTGAGTCGGAATCAGGCAATGAAGATCAGCGCTGGCATGGAACATGAGGGTACTGGTATCGTTCAAAATGGCGGTACTACACCTACCTCCGGAAACAACTACAATTTTACACAAAATAACTATTCACCTAAGGCACTGTCGAGGATCGACATTTATCGTCAGACGAAGAATCAGTTCTCGGCGTTGAAAGGATTGGTGGAAACATGATTCACTCATTTGCTATCACCAATTACTTAGGTGATAGGATCAAACTTGACTTGAGGGAGCCTGAGGTTTCGGGCTTCCTCATCAAGTTTGTAACCGGCTTAGGTCCGGTCAAAGCAACTGTCAACACGACAGAAGTCGTCACTAATGACGGCTCTATGTTTAACTCCGCCAGATTGAGTCAGCGGAATATTGTTTTCCAAATCGTATTTGTTGATACAGTCTACGGAGAAACGATCGAAGATGTACGGCAGAAATCCTACAAATACTTTCCGGCAAAGAAAAGTGTTGAAATCATTATCGAAACTGATAACCGATATGTACGAACAAGTGGTTATGTGGAATCGAATGAACCGAACATTTTCAGCTCGCAGGAAGGGACCTCAATCTCGATCATTTGCCCTGACCCATTCTTCTATTCAGCCGGAGAGGATGGGAATAATGTAACGGATTTCTACAGTATTGACCCGATGTTTGAATTTCCGTTCTCAAACGAGTCTCTGACGGAACCCTTGCTTGTATTTGGCGAAATTCAGATCAAGACGGAGGGTGTCATCACTTACTATGGTGATGCCGAAATCGGCGTAACGATCTATATTCATGCAATAGGACCGGCAAGCAACATCAATATTTACAATACGGAAACCAGAGAAGTCATGAAGATCGATACTGTGAAGCTCCAAAAGCTGACTGGAAAGGGTATCGTCGCAAGTGATGATATCGTTATTAACACCTCAAAGGGTGATAAGAGCATTACTCTGATTCGTGAAGGCGTTTCGTACAACATCCTGAACTGTTTGGATAAGAATACCGACTGGTTTACCTTAGCAAAAGGCGATAACATTTTCGCCTTTACTGCTGACAGCGGTGTTACGAATCTTCAGTTCAGAATTGAAAACAAAGTAATCTATGAGGGGGTATAACTATGGAACTTTTGGTCTTAAACACCGACTTTGAGTCCATAGCCGTCATAGATACTTACGAATCCATGATATGGACTGACCGGTATAATTCGTATGGAGATTTCGAGATATTCTTCGCTATGGATACACAACTCTTGCAGTATTTGAAAGAGGATTACTATCTGTGGCTGAAGGATTCGGAGCACTGTATGATTATCGAGGACATCAAGATCAATGCCGACACAGAAGAAGGAAATCATCTTATCGTCACAGGCAGATCGTTGGAGTCTATTCTTGAACGCCGCATCATCTGGGGGCAGCGAATCTTTAACGGAAATCTTCAAAATGGCATCCAGACGATGCTAAACGAATGCATCATTTCACCGTCTATTGCTGATCGAAAGATTTCCAACTTTGTGTTCGTGCCTTCTGCCGACCCTAAAATTACAAGTCTGAAAATCGACAACCAATACACAGGTGACTGCCTGTACGATGTCGTCAAAGGACTTTGTGAGGAAAACAATATAGGGTTCAAGATCGTACTGACAGATGAAAACAATTTTGCATTCAGTCTGTATGCCGGCGTTGATCGCTCTTATGAGCAGACAGAAAATCCGTATGTTGTTTTCTCTCCAAACTTTGAGAACATCATCAACAGCAACTATTATTCATCCAGAACGAGTTTTCGAAATGTGACTCTGGTTGCAGGAGAAGGTGAAGGGGCAGCAAGGCGAACTGCTATCGTTGGCTCAGCCTCAGGGCTTGATCGGCGTGAGCTTTTTACAGATGCTCGTGACATCTCATCCGATACTAAGGACGGGACTCTTTCCGATGCAGAATATATGGCGCAGCTTCGGACAAAAGGTTTGAAGAATCTGGCAGACCATATTGTAACCACTGCATTCGAAGGAGAAGTTGAAGTTACTCGACTTTTCAAATACGGCGAGGACTTCTTTATCGGAGACATCGTTCAAATCGCCAATGAATATGGCAATGAGGGATCAGCTTACATTTCAGAGCTGGTCATCTCAAACAGTGAGGAAGGGTTGTCGATTTATCCGACCTTCAAAACTATTTCAAAGTAAGGAGGGAGAAACTGAATGAGCGTATCAAGCGGATTTTTCAATTCACTTAACGGTGACCGCAAATACAATGCTGCACAGATGTCAGCTATCTTTGATGGACTCATCATCGATGGTGTATTTGCTTCTATCGGAACCGCTTTTGCTGTGAAGGCGGCAGGCGGTCTTACCGTGAATGTCGGTATCGGCAAAGCCTGGTTCGACCATACATGGACAGTCAATGACAGCATCCTGCCGATGACCGCCCCGGAAGCAGAGGTGCTTCTTGATCGTATTGATGCCGTGGTTCTGGAAGTAAACGGAATGGAATCAGTTCGTAATAACACTATCAAATTTGTCAAAGGCAATCCGTCCAGCGCACCGTCGAGACCGACTTTGACGAACGAGGGAAATGTCCATCAGTACCCTCTCTGTTATATTTACAGAAAATATGGCACTGCGGTCATTAACCAAGCTGATATTACCCCTATGGTTGGCACAGAATCTACTCCATTTGTAACTGGCATTCTTCAGACGATCAGTCTGGACGAGTTGCTTGGCAAATGGCAGGATGAGCTTGATCGATTTACTGATGCACGATCTAAGGAAGTCGATGACTGGATTGCTCAGGAGGAAAGCGATTTCACGGCTTGGTTCAATAAAATGAAAGCGGACCTCCAACAGGAGCAGACCGTTCTTGACCAGTGGATCGCATCTGAACAGGCCGATTTCCTTGCCTGGTATAACCAGATGAAAGATCAGCTCAGCGGCGATGTCGCCGGTAATCTGCAACTTGAGATCAACAAGGAAGAGGTCAAACGGATTTTGCTGGTTGGCTTCGAAGACGGAACCAAGGAGTTTTCAGATGATGGTACTGTTATCACTTCGACTGCGAGCGATGGTAGAACCTTGACGAAGACTTTTTCTGACGGATTCCTGACCATGACAAATGTGCTGAAAAGTGCAGCTGGAGCAGAAGTGGCGAGAGCCGTCAAAACTTTTGACTCCGATGGCAAGCTTATCAGTACCGTTGTAACTTATTCTTAAAGCGAAAGGAGAATAATCAAAATGGCAGAAGAAGATCTGATTTTCGGTAAAAACCGACATTTCTTTGGCGGCATTGAGCCGTCCAATATGCTGGCATTCAGCGTGGCTGTTGAGAGTGGCGTTGTGAAAGTCACAGCAACACTTCCTAACGACACGGTCGTGAACAACCAGACACTCTGCACCGTGGAAGGTGCGATTATCCGGAGGAAGACAACCGATTATCCTAAGGACGAGTTCGATGGTGATCTGGTCGCCAACATCAAAGCGTCCACTGTCTTCGCAGATAGTGGTGCATCTCCTACCGGAACTTACTACTATGCAGCATTCCCTTATACCACTCAGGGTGTGTATAACCGGAACAAGGCTAACCGTGTAGTTGTTAATGAACCGGAGCCGATGCAGGAGTTTTCCGCTAAGTCGGTGTATGTCTCGGCGTCTGATACCGTTAAGGTAGAAATTACGGCGAAGCTTCCGAGTGGCGTTGCAGGTGCAGTTATCCGTAGGAGCACGACCGGTTATCCTACCAGCGAGACTGAGGGTGAGCTGTTCAAGAACATCACTGCAAACGGCACTTATACGGATACTAATGTGACGGTCGGTGTGGTATATTACTATTCCGCATTCCCTTACACCAGTACCGGTGCCTATAATCGCAGTGAGGCGAACCGAACCAGTGTTACCCCGAAGAAGAGAGATTATCTGTTTGGTTACGATCTGGTAAAAGCGACTTCCAGCCCTACCGGACGAGTAACTTATCCTTCTGATGTGGATAACGCTGCATTTACTCCGGCGGCTATGAATTTCAGCACCGGTAAGTTCAATTATGGTGGTTGGGCGTTTGACCCGGGTGAAAAGTTCATGCCTCGTCCTTGTATGCTTACTTATGCAGGCGTTGTCGATCACTATCTCAATCCTAACGACTATACCAAGAAGGTCAACGGCACCACATCCAAGGTTACGGATACTTCTTTCGGCGGCAACGCCATGATGGAATGGCCGAAGATCTATACAAAGCGTTGGGAATCGAATGGTGTTTATCATTTCCGCTGCTCCGATACTCCTCAGGACGATACTTGGGATTGCTGGTGTAACTATGACCGCAATAACAACCAGATCGATCATTTCTATACCCCCATCTATTTCGGTTCTCTGGTTTCCGGTAAGCTGCGTTCTATCAGCGGTGCAGCTAACAGCGTAAACACCACGGCGGCTAATGAAATCGCCTATGCAAAGGCAAACGGCAATGACTGGTATACCGAGGTGCTGGCTGACAGACTGTTGCTCCAGGATCTGCTGGTTATGATGGCTCGTTCTACCGAGTGTCAAACTGCATTTGGCTATGGACGGTGCAATAGTTCCAATAGTATTGCTCCTGGTACGATGAACTCCAAGGGTATGTTCTGGGGTTCTAATGACAAGACTTCCGGTGTGAAGGTCTTCGGTATGGAGAATGTCTGGGGTAACCTGTGGCGTCGTACTGCTGGCTGGATCAATGCCAATGGAACTCAGAAGGTCAAGCTGACTCGTGGTACTCACGATGGTTCTACTGCAACCGACTACAACACAGACGGAAACGGTTATAAGACGATCGCAAATGCTACTCCGGCTGGCAGCTCCGGAGGCTACATCAGCAGCATGAAGACGGAAGCATTCGGACGGCTGCCTGTTAATGCAAGTGGTTCCAGCAGCACTTATGAGGCTGACGGCATGTGGTACAATAACAGCCAGGTCAATTACGCGTCTGTCGGCGGCTCCTGGTCCCATGCCCTTCTGGTCGGTCCTTTCTGCGCTACTCTGAGCGATACGGCGTCCAATTCGTACTCGGGCCTTGGCGCGGCTCTCTCTTGTAAACCGCTTGCTGCTGCGTAAGCAGCGAGGAGAGGACGGGAGAACCTTAGGTTCGCCGGGTAAACGAAAACAATTAAATATTAGGGGTATACACTGCGCCCAGTGCGTATGTCGGCGGCAACTGGAACAATGACCTTATGGTCGGTCCTTTCTACGCTAATCTGAACAATACGGCGTCCAATTCGAACTCGAACAATGGCGCGGCTCTATCTTATCCATAAGAAGCTCTCCTTAATGCAGTGTATGCCGCCATTTCAAAATGGCAAGAGATATCCGCATCTCTTCCTCACCACTTGGTGAAAATTAACTCGGTGCAAGCATCTGTGAGTAGCTGAGAATAAGTCGAAAGCGGATGAGAGGATAAGAGAGAACATGAAATCCTATAACCACTTGTACGAAAAAACAATATCCGAAACGAACCGACGGTACGCTCTGTCTCAAGCAAAGCACAGCAAGAGATTCCGTAAAATCATGAAACACCGGCACATGTCTGACGATGCCGCAGTTGAACAATCCTTAGACTGGATAGTCAACTACGAAAACGCCGAGCATGTGCCGGTTTACATTTATGATGGGATTACTCGCAAGGAGCGCACTATTATTGTCCCTACGATGGAAGAGCTGCTTGTTCAGCATTGCATCGTAAATGCCATGAAGCCGATGTTCTGCAAGGGAATGTATGAACACAGCTATGCCAGTCTTCCGGGCAGAGGTGCCCATAAAGGAAAGCAGGTAATTGAGAAGTGGATCAGGACTGACCCGAAGAATTGTAAGTATGTCCTCAAAATGGATATTCGCCATTTCTTTGATTCCATCCCACACGATCGTTTGAAAGCCAAGTTGAAGAAGACCATTCATGACGAGAAGATGTTGGAGCTATTATTCCGCATTATCGATGTTACAGAGGTTGGTATTCCACTTGGCTTTTATACTTCTCAATGGCTTTCCAACTGGTATTTGCAGGGTTTAGATCATTTCATCAAGGAGCAGCTCTGTGCCGTGCACTATATGCGCTACATGGACGATATGGTCATTTTCGGAAGCAACAAGAGGGTTTTGCACCGCATGAGACAAGCAATTTCCGATTATTTGGAAATGGAGCTTGGTTTAGAACTTAAAGCGAATTGGCAAGTCTTTCGCTTTTCCTATGGCAACAACCAGGGGCGTGACCTGGACTTCATGGGCTTTCGTTTTTATCGTAATCGAACGATTCTTCGAAAATCCATTATGTACAAGGCCACGAGAAAAGCTCGCAAAATCTCCAAAAAGGAGAAAGCAACCATACTCGATGCTCGGCAAATGTTGTCTTATCTTGGGTGGATCGACTGCACCGATACTTATTTGATGTATCGGAAGTGGATAAAACCATGTGTTAGCTTCCAGCAATTGAAGCGAAAAGTTTCACGATATGACAAATACGATGAGAAGCGGGTATATCAAAAACTCGTCAGTCTTTACACTGCGAAAGGAGGAAAGTCGCATGGAGTTAAATTACAAATATGCCGAGAGCACAGTCCAACCGACTGCACTTGAGGTTACTGTTGGAACCGTATATCTCCGCAAGGACATTACGAGTATTACACGAACTTCAGAACAGGGCGATAAAACCACTTACTGGACTTATCAGGAAGCGGCGCTGACCCCTCGGGAGTTCAATGAATACACCAATCTGCTTATGGCTGAAAACGCCATTAAAGGAACGAATGATTCGGACAACATTGTTCAGCTCATGGCAGGTCAGGAAACTGGTGATTCCCAGCAGCTTGCTATCATGGAAGCAATTGCCGATCTGTATGATGCCGTCGCAGCAATGATTCCTGAATGAGGAGGTAGCAAAAATGGTCAATCTTTACGCCACGCTTATCATCAATAAGCGCAGAACCTTCGACCAGGTGCCTGAAAAATTTAAGGCAGATGTCGAGGCAAAATTGTTAGAATATGGCTACGATACCAACGGCGATCTTATCGCTGAGGAGGAGTAACCATGTTTTATATTTTATCCAAAATTTTGATAGGAGGTAACAACATGGTAGCACTGTATGTCGCACTCATCATCGCAGGTCGTCGGACCTTTAATCAGGTTCCGGCGAAGTTCAAGGCTGCTGTCAAGGCTGATCTGGAAGCTCTCGGTCTTGACGAAAATGGTAATCCTGTGGATTAACCGAAATTGGCAGGGAGTCTACTTTGCGGTGGGCTCCCTCGCCTAATTAAAAGAGGTTTGGGGTGATATTTCCTACAAGCTTCTTAATTCATTTATGACTTCAAGGAGGATGATACATGAAAATGGAACCCTGGCTGCAAACGCTATTAACCATTTTGGGGACGATACTTGCTTCTTCTGGATTTTGGGCATATATCCAAGAGCGAAGCAAACGAAAAGCTGCTGAGAATAAGCACAACAATCTTGAAACGCAAATGCTCATTGGTCTGGCTCATGATCGCATTATTTATCTCGGCATGGCCTATATTGAGAGAGGTTACATTACACAGGACGAGTATGAAAATCTATATGAATACTTGTACAAGCCTTATGAAAAATTAGGCGGTAATGGTTCGGCTAAGCGAATCATGACAGAAGTTGACCAACTTGCGATTCATAAATCAACTTACAATGCTTGAATTGGAGGTGAGATTATGAGTTATTCTGTTTCTGGCACAATGATTACTTTGACTCGGGGTGATACTTTTTCGGCGCTTATTACGATTACTGATCTAAATGACAATCAGTATATTCCCATGAATGGTGATCGTATTCGATTTGCCATGAAGAATGACTATAATGATGAAACTCCTCTTCTTATCAAGGAGATTCCGATTGACACGATGATCTTGACCCTCAATCCGGAAGATACAAAACATCTTCCCTTCGGAAAGTACGTCTACGACATTGAATTAACGAAGGCCACAGGAGAAGTTGATACTTTCATCACAAAAGCAATTCTTAAGCTAACGGAAGAGGTGCATTGACATGAGTAGCATAAAAGCGTTTGAGTGCCTTACTGGTCATATCTCTGGACTATGCACATTATCTGGTAAATTAACTTGCTTTGGAAGTTTGTCTGGCAAGCTGTCTGCTGTGATAGATTTTAATGCTTATTCTGGAGAATATGAAGTGGTGCCGAACGCTTTTAACACTCAGGTCTTGCCAACAGCCAATAAAGTGCTTAAGAAAGATATTGTTGTTCAAAAAGTCCCATATTTCGAAACCAGTAACAACTATGATGGGGTTACGGTTTATATTGCAGAGGAGGTTAATCAAAATGCCTAACCAAAACGTTAATAAGGTTATTTATGGCGGTCGTGTTCTCATCGACCTTACTGGCGACACCGTAGACCCCAGTAAACTTCTCAAAGGATCTAAAGCTCACGACAAGAGTGGAGCTCAAATTGAAGGTGCTTGCACATTTGATGTTGATTCTACGGATGCCACCGCTGTCGCTGCTGAAATCTTGTTTGGAAAGACTGCGTATGTAAGTGGCAATAAACTAACTGGCACAATGAAAAACAATGGTGCCGTTACTAAGAAGATCACCACCAGAGACGAGGAAGTTACAATTCCTCAGGGTTTCCACGATGGCAGCGGTAAAGTGGGAATCGACGCAACTGAAAAAGGCAAGCTGATTGCCAACAATATTCGAGAGGGCGTAACTATCCTCGGCGTTGAGGGTACAATGTCCGGCTCGGAAAACATGAAACCACAGGCTAAGACAGTTACACCGTCCACCGCGAAGCAGACGATTCTGCCTGATACAGAGTATAACTGTTTGTCTCAGGTAGAAGTTGAAGCTATTCCTTATGTGGAAGCAGATAATCCTGCTGGAGGAGTGACGGTAACGATTGCGGGGTGAGAGTAAATGGCTGTAAATAAGGTCGTTTACAATCGCCGGACACTAATCGATCTGACCGCCGATACCGTCAGCAAAGAAACTCTTAAAAAGGGATTTACAGCTCATCAAGCCGATGGTACAATGATTACCGGTGAGTTTATTGGCGATGATTACGATGAAATTGACCGAATTCTTACAGCCGGTTTAACGGATGGCTATAAACATTTTTCGGACGATGGTACAATCATCAGCACAATCGATTCACAGGGTCGAACACTGGTTAAGACTTTTTCAAATGACTTTTTGACCTGTATCACGGTTCTAACTGATCCGGACGGGAATGAACTTGGTCGTACTGTGAGGTCTTTTTCTGACAATAGCAGCACGATTATTACTACCGACTCTAAAGGACAGAAGCTTGTTAAGAAGTTTTCGAATAACATGCTTAACATGGAAGCGGTTCTTACGGATGCTGCTGGTAAGGAGCTTGCCCGTCTTACAAAGGTCTTTTCCGCAGATGGGAAGGACATCACTTCGACCGTGGTTTATGGGAAATAAGATGCAATTTGAAGCCGTTGCGTGTAGGTTATTTCTGCATTATTCCTACACTTTGGCTCAAAAAGCCAGTAATTACGGGATATTTTGCTTCCATTATAATAAAAATGGAAACGAGGTGAACTCGAATGAGCGATCAATATACTCCGATGATTGAGCGCATCTCAGAAGAATACGATGAGAGCGACAGTAATATGGTTCTTGAGCTGGCCGCCACCAATCAGGAATATGCTGACCTCAAACAGCAAATGAGCGAACTGAAACACCAGTACCCTTTCATCGAGAAGCTGCTGGAGGGGGACGGCGAAGTACAGCTTACTGATCAGGAACATGAAATTTTGAATCAGTATTTCCGGCTGTATTTGCGGGCCGACAACATGGAGCGCAAGCATATCTACTTCCGAGGCCACACGGATTGTTTTTCCTATCTGGAGAAAATTGGGGCATTCAAAAAAGAATAA